AGATAATCCTAAATCAATCTTAGCTTCTTCTTCGTCAATGAAGTCCTTTGCTTTTTTCTTAGACTTGAAAAACTTCCTGTAGATTCTCTTCTTTTGATGGGTCAGTGTTACCATCCATGGAGAATTTTTTGAAAAACTTACCTGTGTTACCTTAAAATCCATTGTCAAATCATTGTCAAATTTGAGCGGATATTAGGTATAATTGTCAGATATTGTCAAATATTATGAGATATTTAAGGCTACAAAAAAGAGAATTAATTATTTTGTAAGTCACTCTTTTGTAGTTATTTAAGAGTGGTGGGAGATGGCAGATTCGAACTGCCGACCTCATGCGTGTCATGCATTAATAGTAGTAGATAAACAGTGGGTTCGATTGAATTGATTGTCATAAATTGTCAAATTATCTTGCGTTTTCAAAAACTTAAATGGAAAATCAAATGCATGAGTGGTGACATGACAACTAATGATATTAAGAATTATTTGAGGCCTTTGCATGAAGAAATGTTTGATGGATATTTGTGTGTTGGGTTTCGGAGTGGTGAGAATGGTAGACCAATTTTGGTGGGTAGTTTGGGGAACCAGTTAAAGTTTCCTGAGCAGAATAAAAAATTAAGACTATGCGTAAAAGCGATCAAGGATATTATAGATGAAGATGGAGCGGAAAATCAGGAAGGGGTGGGAGGTTTTTAGTTACTTCCCGCCTGTTTTTGTAAGATTATTAGCGAGGGAAAAGATTGGCAAATCTTCAGTCCGTGTATTGTCGGATGAAGAGATAGCTATTCGTTCAGGACTTTCTGTGGATACGGTTGAGGAGATTGCAAACCAAACTAGCTGGGAGCAGGTGCCTATAGGTATTGCTGAAAAGTTTTGCAGGGGATGCAATTTCGACTTCTTTGACTGGCGTGTGAGAAATAGTGCTTATGCATTAGCAAATGGTGGATCGTTTGCTTACTTAAAATGCAGTCCCTTCTGGAAGAGCAAATACTTACCGATGTTAAGGAGATATATCAATGCCAAGAAAAAAGAAGTATCTTACTGAGGATGTAGCTCGGCTCATGAGCGATCATGATGGCGACTATGCTAAAGGTTGCTGAGGAACTTGGTACAAGTCGTAGATATTTAAGAAGGTATGTTGAGGATAATCCGCAACTGCGCGCCATTTGGATATCAAGTGGCGATGACACAAAACAGCCAGATGCTACTGAATTGCTTGTTCGTGATAAGCCACCACCCGAGCCTGATCAGAATAAATTAATGGATGCCCTAGAAAAGAACGGCAAAGAGGCATTCATGAATGACATTGCTGATATGTTGAATAATCCTGACAATGTTGGGAAGTTAGCAATCTTTGAATCTTTTGATGACTCAGTTGGTCAACTTATGGGTGAAGCACTAAAGCTTACCCAGAAGATTGCCATTCGTCAGAATATGAGTCTTTTCGAAATAGCAGAAAAGCTCAGGGACGATATTCAGGATGGCGGTTTAGAAGCAGAAGAGGAGATAATAAGGACTCGTCTGTTTATGCAAGCTACTGAGCAGCAGGGTAAGTTCTATGACAGAATACTTCATGGTTTAGACCTAATGCTTAAAATGACTGAGCGAGAGAAAGGCGAGAAGAAGCGTAAGCCAGGATTTAGACCACTAAAGGAGATGGACGATGCCGAAAATAAGGAAGATTGATCCTGATTCGGTAATCAAAAAGCTCGATGAGAGAAATGATACCAAAGAAATTCAGGAAACATGGGCACCATCTTTGTCACCACCACAGTTAGAAATTTTTGATTCAACTGCAAAATATATCTTAGCTTATGGCGAGCGGGCATCGGGTAAGACATTTGTGTTGGGTGGTCATAAGTTAGTTCGTCATGCCTATGAGTCATTTAATGGATTGTGTTTAATAATTGTAGGTGTAAAGGCACAGGCTACCCAGGGGGGTGTTTGGCATAAATTACAGACGGAGGTATTGCCAGAATGGAAGGAAGGTATTGGGATTGATTACACTGATGAGAAGCTCGATTTACAGAAGCAACCATATCTTGACATTGAGAACAGGTACGGAGGGTGGTCTAGGATTTCTTTACTTTCAGCACCTTATGGAAATATACTGACTGACAGAATCAAGGGTTATGAGCCTAGTTATGTTTTTATTGATGAGCTTACCAATCTTGATTCGCCAGCTTATTTCGATGCTGTAGTTCAGCAGTTGGGTCGAAGGCAGGGAATTGAGGGATGCCAGCAGTATACGGCAGCTTGCAATCCCGCGGGGCCAAGTCATTGGGTGTATAAGAGATTCTTTGAGGTTCCGTTAAAGACTGGCGAGTGGAATCCTGATTATCATGTAGTGCATGTAAAGATTCAGGACAATGAGAAGAATTTACCTAAAGGATATTACGATCGGGTCATGGAAGCTGTATCTAATGATCCAATTGAATCACAACGAATGCTTGAGGGTAAGTGGGTGGATCGCCCTGCGGGAAACGCCATATTCGGTCCTTACTTTAGTAAAGGAACTCATGTAGTAGGAGACAGAAGAAACGGAATAGTCCCAGACCCCAACTTTCCAGTAGTCATAGGGTACGATCCAGGATCAGTAAATAACGCTATGATATTCATGCAGTGCTTAATAGGCACAGATAAAAGTATATGGATAATATTTGATGAACTGGTAACAGTGAACAAGAAGATACCCTATACAGCCCTGATACCACAGATATACAGAAAGATGAAAAAGTGGGAGGATAGGGTAGGACAACTTAACTGGCAACACATCTCAGATAACTCAGCATTTAATCAGTATAGAGCCAAAACAGGTAGTTATGATGTCAGAGACTTCGAAGAAATATCTAAAGACAAATGCGAGCACTTTCGGTCTAGAACCAATTCGTATGAAAGCAGCCCCTAAGTTTTCTGGTTCTGTGGAAAGTAGAGTTAGGTTGCTCATGGCTAAATTAGTCAACGAGGAGATAGTTATATCAGCCCACTGCACAGATGTAATCAAGATGCTAAGAAATCTAACATCAGAAGAGTCAAAGAACGGAAAGTACGACCCATCATTAGAATTAAAACCTAGAAGGTCAGTATATATCCACCCCTTCGATGCCCTGACTTATCCGATTATGTATTACGATGTAAGACAGAGTGTTGTAATGACTTCACCAAGATCATCTGTAATTGAAATTAATGCTTGATTTTTGAAACCCAAAAAACTAGGTTACAGATATGCAAGATGTAGTACAATTAGGAATGAGCGAAGAGCTATCCGAAGTAATGGAAGGTGTATCCGCTGGTGATAAGGTAAAACTAACTTTTGAAGTAACAGTAAGTGAAATCGATGAGGAAAGGTTTAAAGCTACAATCGATATGCTTGACCCAGATGTTAGTGTGATTGGTGGATCAGGAGGAAGATGACGAAGAAGATTACGAACCTGAAGTCGAAGAGGACGAAGAAGAGTACGACGAGTACGAGGGACGAAGAGGAGTAATTCTGCTAAGACATCGACGCCTGCGAGCGTATTAATTGATACGCATTATGAGAGATTGGGAATAGTAAAAAGATGGGACAGGAAAAGGCTAGAGAGATTGTGTGGGTACTTGCGAGTAACCGAGTACGAACTTGCGAGCCTGATTGGGGTCTTGCACAGGGACTTTGGAAGACTGTATCCGACTGGAAAACTGCCACTTTCGGCGTATCTACTACTCACCATACTGGAAAAACGATATATGAACGGATTTGCTCCAGATGTAATCCACAACCTTTTTGATTTTTATGGTCGATCTTAAATTACTAGAAGAGAGAGGTGTAACCCAAAAAAGGTTGCGTGAAGTTTTTACTGCAAAAAAAGGAACTGAAGATTATCAGATTCGTGAAAAATTGCAGGATATGGTGCAGTCTAGAATCCACGAGGGTATATATCATTCGTGCAGAAATCACTCATTATATCTTGCGGTTGATTTAGCCTGGGATTCACTGCCCATAAATAAATTTACTATTCCGTTATTACAGTATGCACAGGGCAAAATTAACATACAGACCTGTGCTACTAAATTAGAGGGAATTGATCCTAAATTAAAAGATCAATTTGTAGAGTATGATGACGAGGGTTCTATTCGTGATATTTCACTTACTAGAATCTATGAAGTATCCGTATCATTAATCAGATCATATATCACTCGTAGGGTTGCTGCTCAAGTTTCTAGGTTTTCTAATTTATATCCATACTTTAGATATGCTCCCCGTGGTACAGATATGCAGTCTAAAATTAGGGCAGAAGTTCTTAGCCAGCGTGTCGAGATTATGGCAGAACAATTTGATTACCGCCATACATTTGCTCAGTGCATAAGAAATATGTTTATGTATGGATATTCTGTCCTGTTTCCTGCTGAAGCGTGGACAAGGGAAGTGCATTGGAGAAAAACCAAGGACTCACTTGGTGAGGATGATATAGAGTCTTATGTGGAGCGAGAGGGCGTTTACTTTGTGAACCCTCATCCTACTCGTGTAATTTGGGATAACTCTCGTCCATTACAAGCAGTGAATAGTGACCTTGGTCCTTCGTGGCTTGGGTATTGGGATATAGTAAGATATGGATCAGTCCGTGATAATCCTGATTACTTTAATATGGATGAGGTCACATACACTAATTCCCTGCAGGGCATAGTGAATGCATATCGTGATTTCTTTGATTTTTATTATGACCCTAAGATTTTAGCATTTCCGTCATTAAAAGATGATTTTCCATTTCAAAATGAGCGTACTGCTCATACTGGTATTTATGCTGGTGAGGATGAAGATAAAGGGATGTTTTTATCTAATGTATTCATGAGAGTTAATCCAAAGGCTGAAGGTCTTGGGGATTATCCTTTTGATTGCTGGTTGAAGCTAGTAGTGGCATCTGATGAAACTGTTGTATATGCAGAATGGCTACCAAGCTTACCTGCTATTTATGGTGGAATTAATCAGAATGATGACCGTATGGCGAATTGCTCTATGGCTCATGATTTAATGCCATATCAGGATCAGATGAATAATATTATTTACGCTATGCTTCATCATATGAAAATTAGCATGTTTAAAATATTATCTATTGATCAGGATGCATTAGATGATGATGTTAAAGCATACCTAGAAGAATCACTGGCAGAAGATACATTTTATCAAAAACCAAAAGCACTATTTTATAGTGGTGCGAAGACTGCAGACCTAGGAATTGACCCTAAGAACATTATCACAGTAGTCGATGTTTCTAGGGAATTATCTCAGGGCATTAATCAATCACTTCAAAGCTTGTTCCAGTTACTCAACCTTGTAGAGAGACTGATGATTCTTTCTCCACAGGAATTAGGACAGGCTGCACAGAGAGAAATATCTGCTACCGAGGTTAGTGAGATAACAAACTCAACTAATACAATTTATGCCTTTATATCTGAAGGCATTGATGAAATGCGAGCAGCAGCAAAAAAGATGCTTTATGAGCATTTAATATCCTGTTCAACCACCGAGTTTAATGTTCCCGTAAAGCAAAGGTTCACGCCTAAAAGTATCCGTGAGGCAGGGACTTGAGATTGAAGATAGTGGTGATCAAGATGAACTTCCAAAAGGTAGGAATATAATTGGTAACCCAGAAAACTTGGTACATGAGTATTTGTTTTCGGGTAGAGATGGTTCGGAAAGAGCAAGAGATACTCAGTCTGCACAGATTCTTGGTCAGCTTGTTCAGCAAGTTCTTCAGATTCCTGATATGGCTAAGACTTTAGGTAAGGAGAGAATTTTTAGCATATTTAATGAAATATTTAGAATGTCTGGCGTAGGTCATGATTTAAATCTCCAGGTCGACGAAGCAGATGACAACGAGGATATGGAGCTTGGGCAAACTCAGTTTATAGATGAGCTGCAAAAGAAATGGCCTCAAGTGGAGCAGGCGTTACAGAAAATTATCATGCAAATGCAAGGAGCTGGCGGTGCGCCCCAACCAGGTCAACCGCCCCCACCAGGAGGACCTCCTGGACAACCAGCGCCCTCACCCGAAGGACAACAACCAGCAATGGCACAATAAATTATGAGTGAAGAAGAAAAAGTGGAAGAAGTAGTAGATGCCCCAGCTCAGGAGGAACAGGCTCCTGTAGAAGAGTCATCAGATAATGTTATCTTTAATGCTTTGTATGCGGCAGCAGAGGACGAGGCGGAAGAAGAGGAAGAGCAGCGTGAGCCTTACACAGGCCCAACATCAATACATAGTGCATTATCAGAAGAGGCTGTAAATGAGGTTGAGCAATCACAGGAGCAAGCGCCACAAGAGGTGGTTGAGGAGGAAGCCCCAAAGCCAAAAGCCAAAACCAAAGTAAAGCGAAAGATTATTGACCCACAATTCGATATGCCATCCCGTCCAAATGCACCTGTTCGTAAGCCAGTTGCAGACCCTTATGTAAAAAACTTATTACCTGAGGAAAAGGAGGTATATCAAATTAGCCGATGGGCTTCTCAGAATGTGCAAGGTCAACAGGGTCTAGATAAAAAGTATTTAGATTTCTTTAAAAAGCATAAAAAATATTTAGATGATAATTCAGAATATGATTTATCAGATTCAGATGAGTATAAAAAATTTCTGGATCAAAATAAGCCGAAGGTAGATCTTAAAAAGTTTGAGCGTGAGATGTGGACATCCGAAGCTGAAAAAAGAGCAATACAGAAGGTTCAGCCTGAATTGATAAAATTGCGTCGTCAACAGGAGAGAATACAGGGGGAACCTGTAGCCAAGGAAAATGTTCTAAAAGCAAAAAGGGTTCTATTTGAAAGTATTCCCGATGAATCAAGAGAAGTTATAAAAAATTCTGGGATTAAGGGATTAGTTGATCAAAACCCAATTGAAGCAAAAATCATTAACGATTCCCTGACCAATGCACAGCAGATGGTAAATACCTTCTATGATATTGTACATAATGTTTCTAGTTATGATGAGAAGAACACAAGTCACCAAGCACTCAGTGATTTTATAAATAAAGAACAGGAGAAATTTATAAAAAGCGGCAGAACAGTAAAAGGTGGTAAAACTTTTGTTCGCAGGGAAAGAATGCCTTTAGTTCCAAAAGATCAACTGGATAAGTATTATACATTTAGTGATGATGATATTGTTAATTTGATCGCTCTACGTGCAAAAGAATCAATGAGCGGACAGATTAAGAACACAAGGTCAGCACTCGAAAAAGCTGGTTATGTAAGAAATGGAGTTCAGGTTGCCCCTCAGCAATCTCCGCAAGTTCAGCAACCTAGGAAGATTCAGACGCCTACTCCATCAAAAGGGGTTAGTGCTCCAGCCACTGCACAGCCTGAGCAAAGTAACTCAATCCTTAAGTTACTCGACTTGTAATTGATAATCAAATGATTCCTTGGGTATTCAATTAAACTGCCCAACTTTACCAAACTTTTAGAGATTTAGAAAAAAATGCCTGAAATGAGCGCGTAGCCATAAAAATCATTTAGTATGGGTGAAAACATTTAATTCACACATATTATGGCTAACGAAATCTCAAGTTCAGGACAATTTACAACGTCGGGCTATCAGAACACTGCAATGGCACAGCCAACTGCGTCTTCTGCAAGTTCATTAATTCCAGGGTCAGGCGGAAGCGGATATGAAGCTCTTCCACGATTGGTTAAGGTTGATAGCTCGAACGGTTGCACACTTACTAAGGCACATATTAAAGGGATGACTCCTGGTGAGTTTGAAGCCCTTGGAAATAAAGAAATTGATTTAGCTAGAGTTATTGCTTCGGCGGCAGAAGCTAAAGCACTCGGCGTAGAAGAGCGTGGACTTACCACACTTCTTACAAGCTCTGTTCAAAACATTAAACCTTTGATTAATAAGCAAAACATTGCCGAGCAATCAATAATCCTTCCATATGTCCAGCGTAGACAGCGTTCTGTAATGAATGCTAACTACTTCGCAATTGAAGCAGGTGTTGCAGCAGATTCGACTGATCTTAATACTTATCCATATGATCCTTCCTATTTGCCACCTGTAAATTCTGCTACATCGGGCGATTGGATGATTACAATTAACCTTGGTGGTTCTGACTGGGCATCCCCAATCGAGAATATCGAGCGTTACTTCCTTCCCGGTGGTTATGTAATTATCAATCACTGGAATGCTACTGGAACAGCTACTCGTGAAGTACAGTACATTATTTGTGGAGCAGGAAATGCCGACGCAGGTTCAGTATCTAAGGCTAAAGTTGTTCTTCGTCCTGTAGGATCAATCGTTCCTGCTGACGGAAACTTCAACAGCTTACCAAGTGCTGAAAAAGAAAAGTATCAAGTAACAACTGGTATTCTTCAAACCATTGCCAATAACATCAATGACTATGAGCACTGGTGCAGAAATCAGCCAACTGACCTTAGCGTTCGTTTGCTTGTTAACTGGTTGCAAACAACTCGTGAGTCTCGTGAGGTTAATGATAACTACAAGAAAACTCTTGAGTCGATCATGTCTGGTAAAGTTAATCCTTACCTCTCCTCAATGGTTTATCAGCCACTTGCAGAGCAGAATAAGCTCGCAGCAAAAGTGTCTCAAGACCAATGGAATCGTGCGGTATGGTACAACCAGCCTCTTAGCGCTGCTCAGAAGCCTGAGACTTATATGCAACTTCCTGCAGTTACTGACCCAGAGGACACCAACTGCACATTGGAGTACAAATGTAACGCTCTTGGAATCAAGGCACTTCTTCGTGAGGGTAACCGTGTTAAGGATAACTCAGGAGGAGCATTGAATCTTGATGACTTGTTCTCCGACTTGTATTTCCTTAAGAGAAATCGCGAGCAAGATGGCGACACAATTTCTGTTATTGATGTCATGACTGACCGTTTAACTTCCGTAAAGATTTTTGAAGCTTTCAATAGCTACTACAAACTTCGCTACGGATGGGAAACTCAGCGTAACGCTAACATTAACCAAACCATCGAGCACAACGGAATCGTTCTCTTTAACTACAATGTCTATGATATTCCAGATGTAGGCGTTCAGTTGGCAGTATTCCATGACCCAATGTTTGACGACTTGTTGAATGTTGGAAGCGGAAATAAATACCTTGCTTGATGGAAGACGCTCTGGAGATGCAGTGTTTCGATGGTAATGATGCCTACTTACTATGCTAATTCACAGCGTATGCTCTGGCTCGTTGACTGGTCTGATGTAAAAATCGGTGTTGCTGGAACTAATAGCGTAACCCGCACACAGCCACATCCAGAAGTAGATCGCTTGTATAGCTGCCGTATGGATTCTGTCAAAAGGACATTTAACCTCCGTTCCACAAAATGGACAACCATGATGGATCGTCCGCATCGCCACCTCATTATTGAGAATGTAAGTGATGCAGTCGAGTTCACCTTGGGAGGTACAACACATACTTTCTAAGCTTTAGAAAGCCTTCCACATCCACATATCACTCATATGCCGACGGGAGGCCTGCATCTAGCGGCGCCTCCCGTCTTTCTTTAAACATGAAACTATTATTTGATAACATTAATAAAGCTTACAATGGATTTGAGTCGTATCAGCCAGTATTGGTTGGTTCGTCTTGGGTAGGAATTGCAAAAGTTGAAGATAAATACGCAAAAACTCTTTTAAAAGAAGACGGTGTTACAGAGCTTAGCGACGAAGATTTTGATTGGTACAAAAAAAAAGTACTAGAGGAAGCGGTGACTTTTCGTCGGTTGAACACAGTAAAACAAGAAGCCAACAAGGATCCAAATGCGGAGTATGCGGAGGAGGAAAAAAGCGCACCTTCAAAGTCACGCTCGCCTAAAAAGAAGAACCCAAAGGACTTGATTCGCGTAGAAGCTGTAGATGCTGAAGAGGGAGAAAATGATGGATAGTCACGGATCGATCGGATTATTTGGAATTATTTCATCTTGGGGTTTAGCAGATTATCATCTTGTTGCAGCAAGTGTTGCTGCCTCTTTGACCGCTGTATACATGGCAATTGCTATAGTTAATAAAATCAAGAAGTGAAAACTATATTGCAGTCAGGTCTTACCCAGAAGACTATTGGGTCTTCCGAGCTAAACCCTTTAGTTGCAGTTGCTGATAATCACCTGCTGGTAAATACTCGCCCCTCTAGGTTCGGAGTATTTAGACAAACCACTTCAGGTGAGTTGCCTTCAATTACTGCCAAACAGTTTAGGATTACAAATGCTAACACTAGCCCAGTTGTGGTCACTCAAAAGACACCTCTTTTAATTAGGACTTTTGATAACAGCATAGATGTAAATGTTGACTCGAATACTATAAGGTTGGAGTCCGTCGATTCTTACACTCCTAATGGAGAGAGTGCTGTTCTTAGAATAACCCATGCTGGAGACTCAGCAGCTTATGAGTCTGTAGAGACTACAGAATCCTTTTTTGGTGTTCAGGCTTATTTCAGGATAAATTCCATTGGTTGGACAAATTCAAGTAAACCAGATCATGCGGTCAAGCCATTCGGAATCTATACTAGTAAGCAAGCTATTGATGCAAATCTACCAGCTTTATCTTTAGGTGTTGGATTAGATACATCGGAAGTACCTGAATTTAGATTGTTTAAAGGTAATGTAGCAGATGAAACTCTACCAGATGCAATTCTTGATAGGTGGTACAGAGTTCAACTGGAAGCAACTGCAAGTAATTCCGAGTTTAATATTACTCTTCATGTAGAAAATCCTGCCTTTTCGGGTCAGTGGTCACCTGTTCACACAGCTACAGTCACATCTACTGGTGTTGGTATGTTAGATGAGATATTTGCTCAAAATTCTTTTGTAATAGGAATGTCAGCTGACGGAGTTTCCTCACAGGATATTGAGTCATTATTTGTATACAGAGATGTAGCTGGCGAAGAAGAGCTACTCCCATCTACAACAAAAGAATATTACTGCGTTAATAATCTAGATGAGTATCGAGTATCTGACGCAGTCACTGGCTACTACACCTCATGAGATGGATGCTAGTGGCTTTATTTATTCTTTTATCGGGTTGCAATAAGGCGACCCTTTATCCCTCGATTGGTGCGGGATTGGGAGCAGGGGCAGGCAGTGTAGGCGGTGTAGGTGGCAGTATTGCAGGCGGAATGGTTGGTAGTGCTGCTGGTGAGTTATTTAAGAATGATGAGATAAAACGATCCAACTTTGATGAGGAAGAGCTTACCGAAATTGTTACTTTGATAAAGCAAAGCGAAGGGAATCAGAAGAGTTGGATAGATAAGTTAGTTTCTGGAATCTATGACATCATAATTATGATTGCAGTAGGTGGATTGGTATTCTTGGTCGCTCCATTCTTGTATACCAAATTTAAGGTTAAAAAACTAATAGACGATATATTTGATAAAGATGAAAACTTGGCAAGCATTCAACGACGCAGTAAATGATCTTTTGCTTGTCGATGGTTCTCGAAAGGGACGAGGCATAGAAAAGTTTAGGGACAGACAGATAGTTAATGGTGTAAGAGACTTACAGAGGTACATACCTTTATTGCGCGAGCATACAGGTTCTGTTTCATTTACCGAAAGTGACCTTGAGGATCATAGTGAAGGTAAGGCTGAGATTGGTGATTTTAATTATAGTAATTCTAGGATTAAAGATATTGTAGTTCGCAGGCTTCCAGATGCAGATCGAGGTGAGGAAACATCTACTTATTTTCGCCCTAAAGTTTACACAGAGTTGGCGAAGTTTAGTCTAATTGACGGTGGCAACTCTCCGAGAACTGCAGGATATCCTGGGAAAATGGTTTTTGAGAATGGAAAGTTTTATAGTGCTCCATTGCTCAGGGATGATGAAACATTAACAATCTATTTTAGTCAGGAGAAAATATTCAAGCCTTTGTTTGAGTGTACAGGTTCTGAGCGAGAGGAGCAGACTAAGCTTGGGGATGATGAAGCTCTAGCTGTTTACCATTATGTCAAGTATCATTTCCAAAGAGATGTAAATGATGATGCAAGTTCAGCACAGAATAACTTTCAAATTTACCAGCAATTAAGAAGATCAATTTTTGCAAACATCCGTGAGCAAGTTGGTTTTAATAATATTGCATCAACAGAAACACTCGGGGAGGAGGGATTCTTACTAGGCGATGGATAGTCGAAATCAATTAAAAACAAGATTCAGCAAGGGTCAGCGTATAGGTGAAGCCGACTTTCACAGTTTAATCGAAAGTCTTGCACATATTAATGAGGACGTTTCGAGCGGAGAATTAGCTACTGGTGTAAGCGTAACAAATCTTTCATCACGGATTGATGATTTAAAAGCATTCGCTGAAGACCATAAAAGCGATTACGATACATACAAGGGTCAGCACCCTACGCTGAGCGAAGTTAAGGACTTAGATGCGCAACTATCTCAGGCATTTGCTAGTGATATCCAATCTGTTAGCGATCAAATAGAAACACTTAAGAATAAAGATACTGCTATCGAATCTGATGTATCTGATGTAGTTAGTGACTTAGCCTCACAGATCACATCGAACTCTCAGGAGCATGATATTATAAATGCATCCATAGCAGATCGAGCTACTGTGTCCGCACTCCAGTTAGCAGTAACTGCACTAGAAGCTTTAATAGCAGCAAAAGCAGATGCAAGTCATGTACATTCAGACTACATTACAAGAGCGGAATCTAGTAATTTCGCAACCCAAGGAGACTTGGCAAATAAGGCTGACGCATCGCATCAGCATCAGGCATCCGAGATAAGCGGTTTAGACGAAATATTTACAACACCAAATGAAGTTATTGGTTTAATAAATGACAATAAGATCAAGTTAGATGAACGAGCATTGCTTGATGACTTTTATGATAAACCAGATGTAGATGAACTACTAAGGATTGGAATAGCATTAGCAAAAGACCAAATCCTAGAGATAGTAGATGCAAAGATCGATCAGCTGCAGGAGTCCATTAATAACCTGACTCCACCAAATCCATATACATTGTATGATGTTGATCCAGTAGAAGCAGAGGCTTTGAGTGGAGTAGAGGCATCTACAGTTTCTATATTTGCAACTTCACCAATTGCGGGTCTTACATTAACGGGAATATTTGAAGGTGGTGTGTTGCCAGAGGTGAGCATTGCTAATTCTACTAATTATAACAAGGAGCTATTTATTGGTACTACAAGCGAGGATCAGGTAATTGCTTTTAATGAAGTAGAAAACCAATGGGAGTGGATACAAACTGGATCAGGAGGACAGAAGCTAATAGCAGTATATGAAACTACTGACTATTCAGTTGTTCCTGAGTATTGGTTATTGAATCCAGATGGTGACTTCACAGGTTCACCGCAAGATAATTTCAATATACAAGTTGTACAAACATCAGATTCAGACCTAGTACAAATCTTCAGTGAAGCTAGATTTTTCTCAACAGGTTATGTTTCGCAAGGCATGGGTTATGTTAGAAGGGTTCCCTGATGGCAAAGAAGTCACTAAATTATCGTCATTTCTCTGTTATGGCAACAGAGGGTGGTCAGTTAATTACAGGCAGTAATTCTGGTGATACTGCAGGTGCTAGTAATTATGTGGAGAAGGTAAATTTTCGCAGAGAGACAGACGGGGAAGTTCGCCGAGAAGGTTGGGAAAAATTAAAGTTAAATAGCTACATTGATAATCTTGGGACAAATGACCCTGTCAGGCTTGTGTATCAGTTTCTTTCAGGTGAGAAGCAGGTATTGATTGCTGCCTCTGGCAGTAAAATCTATAGACTAAATGAGTCCACGGAAAGCTGGGAGATTATTGCTCAAGGGTTGCAGTACTTAGATAGTTCAAGTCATGTGGTTCAGCCACGAAGATGGGAGGCTGTCAGTATCGACGGATTCTGTATTCTGAATAATGGTGCTGACCTCCCGCTTATTTATAGAAACGGATGGTCATGTGCTTATCCTATTTATGGCATAAGGGAAAGGGGTATTATTAGGTGTGGTACAATTACTGAGTACGATGGCAGATTATGGTTAGGCGACGTGACATACATTGATGAAGAGTCAAACTCTGATGCATTCAGGGAATGGATGCAGAATGCTTCACACCCATACGGCTTGCCAGAGAATGAGAGCTTCAGCACACCTACTTATAACTCTCCACACTCAATAGAGTATTCAGCATGGAGGCTCGCAGATAACATTGGTGTAGCAAAAGCAAGTCCATACCTTTTTGGGCAGGTATATAGCGGGGAAGTGTCAGGAATGACTGGTTCTACATTAACAGAAATAAAACTACCATATAAGCTAGGGGGGATAGAAAGCGGAACTAATAGTCTTAACCCGTATCACTCAAATTCATCAATAGAGGCGGGTACAATAAAGCTTGGTGATTCAATAAGGATGTCTATCAATACGACACCTGGTCAACCGTCTCCAAATTACGTGGTATATGATGGCGTAGTATCTTCTTTGTCGATAGTGGGAGGTGAAACAAAAATATCACTTTCGGCAACAGCGACAAATGCAGGCTCACTTACAGCTTCAGGGGATGACCAAACATCGACGAGCACTCCAGAAGTTGGGGAGCCTGTAGAACTAATTCTATTGAAAGAGCCAGATACTTTTTCTGCAGACGCACAAATCCAAAAGGAATCAGCAGACGGGCTAAGTTTTCCAGAAGATGGTTCTCAAATACTTAAAATGGTAAAACTGGCAGATAAGCTTCTTGTGTATAGACAGACTGGTTATTTGGCAATTTCTCGAGGTAATTCACAAAGTGCATATTTCTTTGAGGAAAAATATCGAGGAGAACGAGTTGCTGATTTCAGGAACACGATAATTACAATCGATGAACAGAGGCAAATGTTTGTCGGTTTTAACGGTGTATTTATTGTTACACCTGCAAATGTAGAACCTACACCTTTTCAGCCCTTTATGATGGGGCCAGAGTTTTGGCGAAATATTACTAGAGACGAAATAGAATATTGCTGGTCATGCGAAAATAACCTGACTCAGGAAATATTTGTTATAGCACCAGTTGGAATTAAGCTAGATGACTCAACAGGCATGAAGCTTGACTGGGGTGTTATTGGTTATGATATGATATATGGAACACTTTCCCAGGTCGATACAGCAATGACCTCTGCTTGTAATTTATTTCCTACTACCAAAATAAGTTCACGATGGTTCATTTTATCGACACATGTGGTAGAAAATGAGTCTGACATGTACACAGACAGTGAGTTGCTTAGGGAAGAAGATAAGGAATTTACATCTGCAGGTTCTAAGATCATGAGATATTCCTATGGACCCGCAGTTGAAAACATCTTTGGGAACACTCAGCCATACAGGTCATTTCGTAGGGATGGTGCGGATTACATATCTAGAATTAAGTATGGTAAGAATGATTTTGGAGATAAGTTCTCTGAAAAAATGTTACGATCCTATGCCCTGCATTTATCTGACAGATATGATTATACCACCTACACTCGCGAAGGATATGTGGATGAAGAGTTTACAAAAGACCTTAGTGCTACCGTTTCAATCAAAACATATAGTACAGGGGTAGATGATGGTGATGAGGAAATTAATGAAGTACTTGATTCCTTAGATACTGAAACAATGGTTCCACTTTTTGCACAGGGTAATTATTATCAGGATACTATTGAGCTAAGAGGGCGGGATAATGGTTTTAAAATTCTTGGTAGAACCTTTGAGGTGTCAGGTGTAAGAACAAGGCACACTCATCAAGCTCACGAAGTAAGTGCCTAGGAGAAGAAAAGCTAAACACGCTCCATACAGCGTGGATGCTGGCTTTAATACTGATAATCCAGTAAGCCTTCAAATGTCGCTTGCTCGTTTGCGTGAACGAGTCATGAGAACAGCACAAATTACGCTAGAGGCGGATGAAGAGTCGAATAGTGCTTATGGTGATTTCTTAAGTGGGCTAGGTATAGGGCTGCAGTCTTACGATATTGATGGTTCGGTTGCTGCATTTTATGAAAATGATGCAATGGAAACTAGCTACTATAGTGACTTTTTATTTGGTCTTGATGGAAATACGGTAGATTCAACCACTATACCACAGCAAAACCTAGCTTACTATGATGACTTTGAAGACTCAGTAGGTGGTGATACTACACAATATTCAACAGCACCAGCAGCACTAGAAGTATATGAAGACTTTGAAGATGGAATATCCTAAGAAATGTCAAAGATATGTCTCGTCTAGGACGATACAGGAGAAAATGGAAGTTTCTGGTAAGACAGTCCGTGCATGGGCAAGGCGTTACGAATGGAGATTACAAAAAATTAATTCAAGAGTAATAAGGTATTGTGCGGAAGATGTGGAAAGATCGTTAAATCTTGACCTAGGATAATAATTGCAAAACCCCAAGACTTTATCTAAAATATTAGGTAACACTAACTCCCAACCCAAATAAATAATTATGTCTAGTATATTCCAATTAATAGGTGCTAAAACAAAAACAGAGCTTGATAAGAAGCTTAATCTTACAGGAGGAACCCTTACGGGTGCTTTGACTCTTTCTGGAGCACCAACCTCAAATTTACACGCTGCTACTAAAGCATACGCTGATGGGCTTACCTCAGGTCTACAGACAGAGCTTGATGCTACTCAGGCAGGTGCAGGACTTGGTACAGATGGTTCTTATACAGCTAATGGCTCGGCAAACTACATTGCTTCTGTAGCCACATTACAGGCTGCTGATAATGCTTTAGATACCCAAGTAAAGACCAACGCAGATAATATCGCTTCTAATGACACTGACATTAGCAATCTTCAAACCCAAGCTGGTTCTTTAGCTGCTGATGGTAATAGTGCTTCTTTCAGCGGAAACCTATCTGCTGCTGACTTGACCCTTAGCGGAAATCTTACCGTGCAGGGAACAACAACTACAGTTGATACAACAAATGTCACCATTAAGGATAGCATTTTGAATGTAAGCTCAGGAGCTGGTAATTCCACAAATGCATCCAATGACGGTGGCTTTATCGTTGAGCGTGGTTCTTCTGAAAATAATGCAGCTTTCATTTGGGATGAAGGTGATGACCAATTTAAGGCACTTACTACTAGTGCTACAGCAGCCTCATCCGATATATCCTCAACTGATTCAAGTGCAGCCCTAGCAACCTTAGGTGTAGGATCACTCGAAGTCGATGGCACTGAACTTGGTGATTACCAAGATTTCCTCACAGGATTTAATAATGCCTAGTGACAATATTTGAGCAAATTGGCGGGAAGGTAGGGACGGAAGTTGACTCCCTATCTTCCCGCATTTCTGCTTTAGAGTCAGAAGATAGCTACTCGGAGACTACTTACACCAATGGAGTCGTGAGTCAGATTACGACTTGGTCTACATCTAGTAAGTCCAACCTTTTGCAGACCAAAGCGTTTACCTACACTAACGGGTTATTGACGCAGATAGTAGTAGCAGATGGGTCTAGTGTAACTGAGCTGACACAGACATTAGCCTATGACTCTGATGGAAACTTAGAGTCGATTACTAAGGACTACGCATGAGTTTTTCTGAAGCAAGTAACAAGATTACGCAAACAGGGACTGACACTGACCTTAGTGGAATTGGATGGAGTGACAGGAGTGACTACTACAGTTCGCGGAAATCACACTACTTATACTATTGCCTCAACTCATTTTTTAGAGATTCAAGGAACACTTAGTATTGATCCTGCATATGAGACCTTGCAAGTGATGAAGCAAGCGATCAACGCAGGTAGTGGACACCCACTTACAGTGACAGGCACATTGAACTTAGGTGTCAAAACTACAGCAAATGGAAAAAATAAATACTCTGTCGGAGTAGGAATTGATCTACCCAATGAGAATTTGACTGGGCAAATGTATAATACCTTTGGGATTTCGTTTGGTAGCAATTCTACATTCTTATGGAATGGTGGAATAATTCGTACTACTGCAACTTTGCGTACTGCAAATGGGGCAACAGTCACAGTCAATAGTGGGATTTTCTACAACCTTGCAAAGCAGGGATCATCAAACACGAACACATCTCAGTTCAGGATTGAGTCCACTAACTCGACAAGTGACGCAAAAATAAATATTTACAATTTAACTTTCGATGGAGAGACTTTGGAGTCTAGGGTCTTCACAAAAAGCGGATGGAATGTCGGAATCTTTAAATTTAAAAAAGGAGGATTCCAGAGTTATAATTCACCATTCCCACCACTGACTTTTGAGAACTTCGACACAGGCCCAAACTTACATGACTTCGACATAATTAATGTTACTAGAACTCAATCAAGTGGAGAGACAATTACCATCAAAGGGTTTTCTGATAGATTGCGAGTCGCACTTGATGCCGGCAGAAATAATTTCATGTATCTCAAATGCGTCAGACCTATAAGTTTAGTAGTCGAAGATTTAGATGGTAACGAATTAACCTATTCCTATTACGCTAAAGATTTAGATAGTGGCAACAGAGCATTAGGGCCAAAAAGCCAAGATGATAGATCTGATAAGATCTACAGTGGAGTCAACCAGACTGGCAATTTGGACGAAGATGTTTTGGTCGAGGTAATTAATTACATCAATAAAACCATTACTACTGATTCTCGTACCAACTCCAATTCAGAGGTTCCATTTTCTATAATTGCATACAACCAAACTATTACTGATTTTGCCGAAGGTTTAGTTGGACTCGATACTTTGCAAAGCACAATTAAAATGACTCCAGATCAGGTAGTATCTGAAGCATCTAAGGCTACTGTAGATGGGTATACTTTAATAGACACTCCGCAGAAATTCTACGACATAGCAAAATCTTACCTTGTTGATAATTATGCAGGAGAAGCATCACCATTAGTGTCAAGAGATGGGGACACCATTGACGCAGGCTCTTATGATGTGGTGGTGGACGCAAGTGCAGCTTCTACATTTGCGATTAGCGGTAATACTCTAACAATTAAAGCCACTACTTTTACTGGCAATATTCTTACAAGTGGTTCTGCCACACTTTTAAATAACGCAGAAGTAATAGGAACATTTAAGGACACTGCTGTTCTTCCTTGGGAGGTCACTAATGTAGAAGCATCTGCAACTCTGCAACTTTACAACATGACCAAAAACCTAGAGGTGGAAAATCTTGTAGTTGCAGGAACGGCAGGGAATAAGGTGGCATCCTCTGGCACTTACACAGGACAGGAAGTGAGTGTTGGCGATAACATCCGTCTGCGTATCACTTGCCAAGCAGGGACATCTGCATTCCTTCCTTACGAAGCATTCGGTATCGCAACCAGCGTGGGTATCAGTTTTAAGGCAGACCAACAAGCAGACACTGTTTACAATGACAATGGAATCGATGGAAGCACTATTACTACTCTCAGTGCAGACTATCCTAATGTTCAGATAGATATTTCTGATGGTGATGGATTCGCAGATTCCAGAGAGTTGTATGCGTTTGCGGTCTACCAGTCTACTACTACCACAGGTATTGAAAAATGGTTCAATGCAATCACTGCCATTGATGCCATGAACTACCGAATCAATACTGATAATGCTGACATAAAATTACAGAATACAGGAAGTATTCCTCTTGTCATTACAGGAGCAAGAATCTTTAGAGATGATGGCACTAGTGTTTTATTTGCGCAAAGTGGCGATCAGCCAATGGTGCAAGACACTGGAGAACTAGTACAATATATTTCACCCCAAATCGACACTGCCATGAACAACAATACCAAGTTAGATGGCGTATCCAAAAACACTAAACTTATACCAGCTTTATTATAACCTCAGAACTTGACGAAATTGCTGTAACCTAATAAATTAGATATCATGAGCATTACGAACCTGACCATACCTTATTCCACACCATATCAAGTTTCCGCAGACGATATTGACTTGATTAAGATACGCTCATTAGAGACATCTCCTTTAACTCACGAAGACTTAGATGACAACTTTGCGAACCTTATGAACAAGGTTAATGCACTAGTTGATACTATTGGAGGATCGAGTGCAGCCATCTCAGTAGATGGTAGTGGCAATGTAGGTATTGGTACTGCGACTCCAGACAGATTGCTTCATGTATCGGGTGGCTCTGGTTCTGTATTGGCGGGTAAGTTTGAAACAGCGTCTACAAGCGGATCAATGATTGTATTTAAAGACGCTGACACAACCACCAACGATCTACAGGTTCGGATTGGCTCTGATGCTAATGATCTTGTGCAGTACGCGGGTGGATCAGAGCGTATGCGTATAGATAGCTCTGGCCGAGTAGGTATTGGTACTACGAATCCTACAAAACCTCTACATATATTATCGACAGTAGTTGATCAAATTGTTTTGGAAGCAAATTCAACTACCATCGGCCCAAATATGATATTCAAGAACACTGATGGTAATCTTGCGAGAATAAGAACTGACGATTCAGAAAATCTTCATTTTGAAAATGGTACTGTAAACACAACGAGGATGACCATCGACACCAACGGCAACGTAGGTATTGGTACTGTGACTCCTAGTGCTACACTGCATGTTAAAGCAAATGATGATGCTGAGAATGCAATGGCTTTTTGGGTAGTAGATAAGACTCACACTAATTCAATCATCACTGCTTATGAGAATGGTGATGTTAAGATAGGTAGCAATTTTATTTATAAAGATGATTTAGACCGAGTCGGTATTGGTACTACGAGTCCTGTTGGTAAATTGGACGTTACGCAATCTGGAGGTGGAGTTTTTATTAATTTGCAAGGTAATACATCCGGTAATGTTAAATTACGAATGTCTCCACAAGGATCGTCTACTCAATCTTCTTATATAGAAGCAATAAATAACGGCACTAATACAGATTTAAAACTTAATGAATCATTATATTTAAAACACAACGGCAACGTAGGTATTGGTACTACGAATCCTAGTGCAGCATTACACATCAAGGCTTCAAGCTTGGGTCAAGAAGGTCTTATTGTTGAGAATAGTCTTGGTAACCAAACTGCTCATATTGGTCATTTAACTGACGGTACTGCATATTTTAAACTAGCGGACGCAACTGGGCAAAATCACACCTTGCTTAGAGACAATAGTGATTCTTACTTAAATGCATTGGGCGGCAATGTAGGTATTGGTACTACGAATCCTAGTGCGAAGTTGGAAATAAATTCAGGCACAAATGATGCTAGTTTACGGCTGGTTTCAACTGATCCGTATGTGGATATTAAAATGTCAGATGATACCACAACTGATGATGGAGTAAGAATTAGTAACAAAGGAGATGACCTATTACTTCAAAGAACTGGCGGCAACGTGGGCATTGGTACTACGAGTCCTGAAGCTAAGTTGGAAATATTGAATGGTAGTAGTACTACTAATGTAGATGCCTTAACATTTAAATGGGAACATTCAAATCAAACTACAGGAATAGAGCAAAGAATAAAATGGCGATTCGGAGATGATACAACTTCAAATGCTTTTAGTAGTCCAAGTGCATATATCGGCGTAGGAAAAGAGGGTGCTTATACTATAGAGGGAAATAGAAAAGCATACATATCCTTCGGCACTGAAAATGGCAGTGGTTATACAGCAAGCGAAAAAATGAGAATCGCTGCAAACGGCAATGTAGGTATTGGTACTACGAGTCCGAATGCTACCTTAGATATACAGGGAACAGCTAAATTAAATGGTGCTGATCTAGCTACCGTTGATCAATTAGGTGGCGGAGGAATCTGGGCAGAGAATACCAGCGGTGCATATTACAACGGCAATGTCGGTATTGGTACTACGAGTCCTGATTCTAAGCTTCATCTTTCCACAACAGGATTAGATGGCTTGCGGTTATCGGTTGATTCACAGAGTTATTATCACATGATTCGCCCTAATGGTGATGGCCTGTATATAGGTGCAGATGAAGACAGTTCAGGAGGATCAGGTGCAGACATCCGCCTAAACATCAAAGGAGATGAGAAGATGCGCATCGACTCCGACGGCAACGTAGGTATTGGTACTACGAGTCCTAGTGCTAATCTTCATGTTCTTAAAGATATGGGTAGTACCAATGTAGATGGTAGTTTTACATTGCAGAAAACTGCATACACAAGGTCAAGTTCACACCCAGAAGGTTCAGGGCAATTCATGACACACAAGTTGCATGAGCTAAGTTACTCTGGAGATTTCTCTACTAATGGAAATAATCACCTTAATGACACTATCATTGGACTCGATGTAAACTTGGACACTAATGCTGGAGGTCAATACGCTGCTTTATTTAACGGAGGCCATGTCGGAATTGGTACTACGAATCCTAGTGCAAAACTTGATATTTCAACAAATAATACAACTGGGTTGAGGTTGATAAATCCTGATTCCGCCGCAGCAAATCAAAGTAATGACCCGCCAGCAATTTTATTTCAGGCAAGCGGATGGGACACTGATGTAGGATCAAGAGCATATTCAGCTAGAATCAGAGTAAACTCCAACTACTCAGGTGCACCAGATCGTGGGAACACACATCCTGTGATGAATTTCGATCTAGAGACGAATGAAAACAATCCTGATGACACTCTAAGTACCAAGATGATGATCAATGCTGACGGCAAAGTAGGTATTGGTACTACGAGTCCTAGTGATAAATTAGATATAACGGGAGATATAAATAATCTTGGAATTTCTATTACAAATGGTGCTGCTGGCCACCCTGCTAGAGTTACTCTTGCAAATAATGAAGGAAGCGGAACTATTGATGCTAATAATGGACAACTGCGACTTGGTAATGGTAGTTCTGGATCTAACGATTTAGTCATCGACTCCGACGGTCGAGTAGGTATTGGTACTACGAGTCCTAGTGCGCAATTACATATAATTGATGCGCACGGGAATGGTTCTACATCAGCTTCAGGACAACTTAAATTGTCAAATATTTCTACTAACGGAGGAACTTGGGGTATTCATACAACTGCGGATAATTGGAATGCTGGAGGTGGTGGAAAATTAGGTTTCTTTGCTGACGATAATGCTAATCAGGCAAGAATGATTATCACTCAGGCAGGCAACGTCGGTATTGGTCTTACGACTCCAGATTGTAAATTAACTGTTGTTACAGATAATGCTCTAAGCGGTTACGCCATGAAGATTGGAGCAGGCGGAGGAGGTCAAGAAGATAGAGGATTGCATATAGCCGCTGGTAGAACGGTGCCGAACGGAGCTGGGCAGTGTGTATATATAGGTTTTCACGATGGAGATGGAACTGCAACGGGAGGTATACGCTGTAGCGCTAACCCATCAACTCCAGAGTTCTTTAGTAGTTCCGATATTCGTATGAAGAAGAATATCGAAGATTGTGACATCAATGGTATCGAAAAAATAAAATCTTTAAAGCTTAGAAAATGGGATTGGAATACTGAAAAAGATATGCCTCCTACTGATCTAGGTTTGATTGCTGACGAGCTTGAAGAAGTTTATCCAGAGTTAGTATCTAGGCAAAAAATGGAAGGCTGGGAACATTGCGTTTCCGAAGGAGAGGAAGATTTAAAAACGATTCCAAGTGAATCAAAGATTACTCTTACTTTAGTAAAGGCCATCCAAGAACAACAAACCATAATCGAAGACTTAAAGTCTAGAATAGTAACACTAGAAGGCGGCAGCCCCGAACCTGATAAGGCAGAAGAACCTGTCGTAGAAGAGGTTTTAGAAGAACCAGTAGCTGAGGAAGCACCTGAGCCTCAAGCAGTCGAGGAGCCACAACCTGAGCCACAAGAGGTAGCACAAGTATCCTTGGGGCAGGTAAGTTTGGGACAAGTATCTGTAGGGCAGGTAAGTTTATCGGAGTCACCTCTTGATGAAATCAAGGAAATCCGTGCAGAGGACGGTAAGGAGTATATCAGGATAGGTGATAAGGACTACGAGGTCTTAGGAAAGAATGAAGACGGTTCACTACTCTTAGATGACGATGTAACCAACAACGGGTAAGATGGTTCTTTCAGAAGGGTTAGGTGGGGGTTTGGGACTAAAATACTCCGCAATCATGGGGGACGACATGTCTGATGAGAATTTCACTAAAAATTTTGGTGATCTGAATCAGTACATGGATAGCCAGTATGAGATTGGCGAAACATCTAATCCTACATGGGGGGTATGGAGTCGCGCTAAAAACTCTACAGCACGACGAGCCATAAATCTGTTCATGGATCTAGACTTTGATAGTTTCCAGGAAATTCCTACAATAGATGGAAAGATTGTATACGATCATCCCGATTTCTTAGAGTTTTACAAAAAAAATGTATCTGGAGATGTCGCTAGTTACGGTACAAACTGGAGAGTTAACGATAATCTTGTTGCGGCATTTAACTGGAATAGGGACTCTAGAAAACCAGCACTTGTACAAGTAGCAATGTCAGAGTTAGCTCCTTTGTGGATACAGGGGTCTGGTACTTTAAATTACACTAAACTAGCCAAAAATATTAATGATTATAAATTGGATGAAAATCAACAGAGGAGATATAGTCAATTAGAGGCTGCGCAACCTAAGGATGGGCAGATCTACAGTGATAGCAAAAATTCGAATCGGATGAAAGCTAGCAAGGATAGGTTATATACCATCATAAATGGTAAGCGAGTTAATCTTAAAGAAGGAAGTGTTCTTAGTGGAGAGGTAAAGGATGGGGTATTTACAGCTACGGGTGGTGTTGGAGATGCTGGAGTTGATGCAGTAGTAAGAAATGGGACATGGCTCTATGAAGGATTGATATACGATGATTCCGTACAGCTCTCTGATGGCACAAAAGTAAAAATACCAAAGCATGGAACACTAGCTCATGATGGTAGTGTAAAAGATAATGACGGTAACACAGTAGCAGGTTTTTACAATGGCTATATCAAAATAGATAAAGATGTCTATGGTCTGGTTATGCCTGATGCATCGAGTAATTATGAGGTAGATGAGGATGGGAATGTTTTAATTAAAGCAAAATCCAATTTAGAAACTATAGCTCACTCTCCACATGTAAATTTTTTGGGTGCTACAGGATATGCAGGTGCAGGTTTTCAGAGATTTAAAGAAGATGGATTAGAAAATGTAATTGTTACTAATCCTGTATCAGGAGAAGAATTTACAGGAGGGGTAGAAAGTATTTCTGAGAGCTATTATACAGATAAGAGAGGTATTGTTTATGTACTCAATGATCAAGGTTCTTACAGGAAAGCCCGCCCTGATGTTAAAATAGATACAGATGGTAATGTAACATACAAGGGTAAGAAATTAGCTGCGGACGGAGCATATAATTTTTTGAAACAGAGTGCAGATGGTAGTCATGATTATTGGACACCTGTTGTTTATGATAACGGAAAGTATGATTTAGAAAGAGTCAACGCTAATGGTTGGGCATATAGCGTTCTTGATAAAGGTTGGTATTATAAATCGGATAGGGAGGTTGATGATGGTCGCCCAGGTGCGCAATGGAGGTGGTATGCAGCTGATGGTAAAAGCAGTTCCGATATTGATACCGATAACGGAATTTGGGTATACACGGATGACAAATTACTAGCTAGTGACCGCAAGCAGTTTTCGACTGAAGATGGACTGGGCGTATATATGGACGACTCAGGAGACTGGCGTACGGTCGCTAGTGAAGATTTATTAGATGCAGATGGCTCAGGTACTTTTGACCAAACAGAAATGCTTGAGCATTTAAAGTCCCAGAAGGATAGATTACTTGATATTGGTAAAATCGACCAAGATTCTTATGACTCTTCTGTATCTGAAATTGATGAAAAGATAAATGTAATTAATCAGCAGCCAATAACAACACAGACACCTGACGAAACAACACAGACACCTCAAGAAACAGAGACAAATACCGTGGGTGAACCTACTTATTACACTTCTAAGGGAAGTGGGTTTTCCAAGAAATACTACATAAAAGACGCCAATGGAAACACCATAAAGAGAGTAAGACAAAAACCAGCCCTGCCAGATTATGAAACTTGGTACAAGGGTCAAACAGAAGACACTACAGATAACACCAATACAGACGACACTGGTTCAAATACGCCTGTCTATATTCGGCAAACTAGTAGAGGTAAAGCATATCTTTTTGATGAAAATGGAAATCAGGTAAAAATCAACGGAACATTATTTGGGGGCGAAAACAAAGAATATAGTTTTATACCTGAATTCTATAATAATGGATCAATCTATGAGGCGTTGCCTGACCTTAAGGATTATTCAGAATGGGAAGCTGTAAAAGAAAGCCAAGCTAGCGACACAGGTAATAACATGGGTAACAACACAGATTCAGGAAATCAAGCAGGCGTACCAGTATACTACACCTCGGTAGTAGCAGCAGGCAAAAGACTTTATAATGTTTATGATGAAGCAGGTACTAGATTATCACAACAGGATACTGTACCTGATGTTCCTTCTTATGAAGAGTATATAGCCGATTGGCAAAACTCATTGGGTGAACAGGAGACAGGTTGGGGCGAGACTTATAGAAGATTAGACATTGAAAATAGTGAGTTTGAAACTTTAGAGGATGGTTCGCTAAAACTTATAAATCCAGCTTTCACGGGTGAACCATTAACAGGTAAAGCTGCTTTTGATGCTGCTAATGAAGATGCTGCTAATCTAGCTCGTCTTGCTGCTACCGCACCAGGTGCTCAGGCTGGATTGAGTACCAAGATGATTTCGGCAGGTATTGATAAATTACTTGGTCCTGAATGGAATCCTATTCGCTGGCTAAATAAACTAAATGGTGCTGAGGATATGGTGAACATATCCATTGAGTATCAGAGAGCACAAAACGCAGCAGCAGAAGCATCTGCAAGTAATCAAAATTTAGCCACCTTTGTTGGTGCTGGTCAATTAGCTGGGAAGCCTTGGTTAAATCCTGGTGGCACAATTCAGGAACAAGCTGCTCCTTTTCTTCAAAGAAAGTATATAGTTAATCGTAATACTGGTGCTCTCGAACTTAATGCCTTATATGATCCAAGTCTCTCTGACTTTATTTATAACAAGGGGCCAGATGGCATTGAAGGAACTGCTGATGACTTTGAGCAGATGTGGACACCATCTTGGATGCTGCCTTGGGACTACAGAGAGATGGAGGCAGAGTGGCGTGTTGGATACGAAGGTGCTCTCCAAGAGCAGATGGATTATTACAACAAGCCTTTGCATGACACAGGTACTTACGATAAAGATGGTAATTTAATTTCAGGTAAGCTTGACGGTATACCTGATCAAACTGCTTACGAAAAGAAGCAGGAAGAAGGCATGGCTGCCTTGTATGAAAAGGGATTCTATAATGACCCTGATCAGATTTATACAATCACAGATGAAGATGGTAATGTTCAGTATGTAGATTACAAAGGTAATGTAATTGATTCACCTCCAGGTGCTGCTCCTCCAGGCGGATATCAAGAGTACAGTCAGAGCCTTTATGATGAGTTGGCTGATGATATGTACACTTGGGAGTTCGGGGCTGAAAATGATGTAAGATCACGAGCAGGTAGAAGTAAGCAGTTAAATGAGGCGAATGATTATTATCGTCAGTTGAATGACAAACTTGAAGAACTTGCTGTTAATAAAAAATTAGAAAACCAAGCAAGACTCTACAACTTTGCTGGGGATACTTCTCCTATGGCTGAAGCTCGTACCGATGCTTTTAATAATACTGCAAAAGCTGTACTTTATGGCGGTCAGGGTATCAATAAGAATATGTTTACCCGTCAGAAACCTGAGGAGGGTTATGACTTTTTCGGAAACAAAAAGGCAGAAGCAGGTAATCCATATTCTGTAGCTGCAGGAGGTAGTGTATTTAATTTACTTGATCCAGCTAATGTAGATCAGACTCCAGAGCAGGTACTATTTAATGAAGACTATACCCTGCCAACAATTAATGAGGATAATATTTTCTTAAAGAATAGAAAAACTCCGACAACAAAAACAACTGCAACTGGTGCAACTGGTACGACATGAACAACTATTTTATAACAGATACCGACAAGCAGAGCTTCTTAAAAAACAAAGGATACGGAGGTAATCAGCTTGCTTCTGATTTTTATAGTGGCGGTTTTGATGCTGCTAATCAAGCGGGCAAGTCTTATGTTGAGGACTTCTGGAGTAATAATCCTGTAGGTAGTGAGAATGATGCTTTTTTTACAGGATTGGGTGAAGCAAAACAGCAGGGATGGGATGACTGGTTTGCAAGCACTCGTGGTAATACAGACCTAAATGCATTTGATTTTGATTTTGATGGTACGCTTGATAACTTCAACGATTCTACTAGCTTCTTCGATGCAGCAGACGCAGGTGATTTATTCGGTACTGCATCAGTAGATGATACTATAAATAGTTTTTTGGAGAATACTCCTGGTAGGGAAACATTTGATGATGTTACAGGAAATTTAAATACTACCCGCCCCGCTACTCAGGATGATGTAGATAATGATTAGCTACTGAAGTTGGTGAGATGATCGAGGAGCTTAATATTCCATCCCGAGCAGATGCACTGACTGCAGGTTATGTCGAAAGATTTGATGATGCCTATGACGAACTGAAATTAAAGGAGAAAATCAATCAGGAAAACTTAGATGCAGTTAATCAGTTAAATAATGAGCTTGAAAGAAAACAGCTTTCTGGTCTTAACACTCAATTTCAGGATATAACTGATTCTCTGCGTGGTGATAATCTAAATGCCATGCGTGCAGGAATGAGTGGTACTAACAATGCAACTAATCGTTTATTAGTAGATGCTAATATGCGTGCTTCTCGTGATCGTTCTGCATTGAGTAAGGATATTATTGATGCAGCCGATCTTCGTGAGTATCAGTTTGGTAAGACAGCACAGGATGCTCTGGCTAAGATGCGTAATGATTTTGCTGCCGTCATTGGTAAGACTCCTGAGGAGACTGACTTTATCGTACAACTTGCCAAGGAGTATGTTGAATTGATGGCACAGAAGGGTGAGATAGATGTACAGAATGCTGAAGAATGGTGGCAAAAACAGTTTGAAGTGCTCGACTTGATTGCAAATAATCCAAATCCAGACACATACATAAGTCTATTACAATCTCAGGTTGCTGGAATGATTGCTCAGATTGGTGCTGAAGACAAAGCATTTCGTGAAATCATGGATGGCAAATTCGAGAACATTGATGAAATAGCAAATGCTATAAAAAACCTTAACTCGACTGATCCTGAATATATAAGAATTGTTGATAAGCTTAATGCTTTGACTCAACAAATGAATGCAACAAAATCGACGGTATCTGGAGGAGTGAATCCACTGACTACAGACAGGCCTGTAGTGCCAACTTATGATTCAGAGGGTGCGGCTGCTCTAATGTCACAACTCCAAACCTTAGGGCAACAAAGTGGCGACCAATCATTTATTGATTTGGTCACCGATGTTGTAGATGTCTTTGACGAACTGGGAAATATTTGGCCAGATGACGATGAGACAGATACTGATGGTGATGGTACACCTGATTCAGTGGATCCTGACCCTAACGACCCTGCGATATCATGAACCCAATAAAATGGTCACCAGTTCCTGCCGATTATCAAAGGCAACAAGTTGGTCAAGTACAGCCTAAGCAGTTAGTGAATATGCGTGGTGGTGTAGTTAAGCCTAACTCACAACCCTTGTACAATGCGCTGCAGCAAAGAGCGAACAACCAGTTCACTGCGATGCGTGACCAACAGCAATTCAACAGACAGATAGCTAGAGACAATATAGCCAATATGCGTAGGAGGGCTAATATAGATTACGAGTTTGAGAAAAGAAAGAAACTAGCAGAAGAAACTGAGCGCAAGTTAAAAGAAAAAGAACAGTTTTTATGGAATGAGCGTGGAGGCAAGGAGACGCACGAGGAGAAGATGAAGCAGTTAAAGCTCAAGACTAACCTAGACACTATGAAGCTGATGAATACTTTAGTAAGTAACACAGCAGGGGTAGATCAAATGAAGCTTAATAACCAAAGAGCTTCTATTCTAGGGAATCAGATAAAGAGTATGCAGGACGAACTCGATGCCATGAAAGGTGCTCGGGCAGAAGACTTTTTAAGGACTAATATAGAAGATAATGATTTGGACACCGAATGAAAATTTTGGTGAGTCTGGTTATGATTGGGATACAGCATTAGATGAAGGAGATATTAGTATCTCTGGTGGCCCGACTTTTAGTAAGGACAAGATGTCAGATGAAGACATTATCAAGACATACAGCAGTCTTACTGGAGCACAGAAAATAGAGTTTGCCCGTCAGGTTGCACGAAGAAAAGGAAAGACATTTGATGATCAGGTTTCAGTAGCTGAGCAGGAGCAGCAAGAGAAAATCAACAAGGCAATGGAGTTGCTTACAAGCCTACAGACTGCAAGTCCAGATACAATACGCATGGCAGAGAGTAATCTCAAAAGCTATCTTAATATGTTTAAGGATGTTATTCCTGAGACAGAGATGAACTTGCAGATGTTAGATGTGGGTACTGCTCCTAATTTTAATCCAGAAATGAGTGATCCAGGACAAGGCTCTGAAAATGTAGAATTACCTGAGCCAGAAGCAATGGATTTTCCTGAAGAAAATATAGAGCAAAAATTTGAAAAGGAAAAAGTTATAAGGCGAAGGAAAACTAATCAAGAACTGCAAGATACTCTGGAAGAAAATAAATTTATTAGACAAAAACCTTTTGGCAGAAGAAGTGGATAAATGACTTATGGAGGATGGATATTATTCGAGTGCAAGAACTGAACGGTACAGAGAACAGTTAAAGGAAATTGGTCATCCTGCAGCCGACTGGGATGATTTTCAACTTACTTCATATCTTGTACAAAAGACATACAAAGACACCAACAATAATCCTGATTGGGACAGGTATGAGGAGGACTTTCAGCGTGCCCGCAGGCGTGTAGAACTAAAAGCACCTGATTACTTAGCAGGAGCTGGTTTTTTTGGAACAGCAGGAGAAGAGTTTTCCAGAGGCTTTGGTAGTGGTATTGACTCAATGCAAGGTGGCTATCAGGCTGTCCTCGGATTAGCAGCAGGTGCATTAGGCGCAGGAAGACACTGAAGAAAACTTACTGAAAAAAGCACAGGCAAACTTTGAACAGGGCAGTCTTCGTGGCTCATCCATGCGTGGAAAGTTCTCACTAGCTTTTGAGCATATGTTAGATGAGGGCGACTTTGGCCCCATGGGTCGGTGGCTTGCTTCTGGTTCTGGTGAAGCATTAGCTTCTGGAGCAGATGTGATTGCTTCCTTGGTAGCAGGTGGTGGTGCAGGTGCTGTTGCAGTACAGGCAGGTAAAAAGAAAGCAATCAGTGAAATCAAGGATCGAGATAGCGGATGAAGTAAAAGATAAAATAGGTGGTGCTTTCTCAGCCCAGATAGATAAAAAGATCAAGGGAGATGCTGCTAAGAAGGCAGGGCAAGTAGCATTTGGGACAGGTGTGGCAACAAGTGGCACTCAGAACACAGGTCATGTATATAGTGATTTATATCAATATACACAAGTTGGATCAGGATGATCCTTTGTATATGTCACCTGCTGAGGCTCGTACTAAGTCCACAGTTGCAGGTGCAGCGATGGGTTCTTTGGATTCCATCGTTCCTACATTCTTAGCATCTAAACTTACCAATCGTATTGGAAGGGAAAAGGCAACTGGGCTTGTAGCATCATTTGTTGATTCGATGCCTGAGGGTGCTATCTTTACTAAAGATTTAGCTAAGGGTCTTGGTCGTAATGCACTTCGCACTGCACAAACAGGGGCTGGTGAGTCGCTTACAGAGGCTGCACAGGAAGCTCTGCAAATGTTTGTAGAGAAAGATCATACGGGTGAACCCTGGACAGACCAGGATATGAAGCACCTAGTTGAGGCTGGCGCATTGGGATTTATTGGTGGTGCTCAGATGAAGATGGGTACAGATGTAGCTGGCGGTATCAGCGATCTGTATAAGTCTAGGGAAATCCTTCGTAGGAAATTTCAGAAGAATGTAGAGGAAGCTAAGAAGCAAAAGATTGAGCCTACTCCTGAGGTGCAGGAGGACATCAGTAAGCTGGATAGAACCTTTACTCAGTCTGTTGGAGATACTGTAAGAAACATTAACAACGATAAGTTGTACAAGGTTACTGGTGTTAGTGGAGAAACTTTAAACTTAGAGTCAGTTGATGGTGAGGAAAGATTAGAAGGACAGAAGAGTTATTTGTATCCTGTAGTTAAAGACTTTTTTGATACTGATGAGGATACTACTGAGGTTGTACAAGAAGATGTACAAGAGGAGAGTAAGTGGGAAACCACAAAGGAGACTAAACGCTCAACCATGGGCGGTCAAGTCGGACGCGAGGTTCAGACATCTAAGATAAAGGTATGGGATGAAGAAGGAAGACCTTATGAGATTGTAGTAAAGTGGTACGATGGTGAGTTTCAATCGGCTACTGAGTATAACCTAGACGAAGAAGGTAGTGGTGAAGGAAGTATTGATCTAACCGAAACACTAAATAAAGTTGTAAAAGATAAATTAAAAGCAGGCGACCTATCTGCACTTGATGAGCTTCGTGCTAACCTAAATAAGTTTACATCTCCAGACGGAGGTGCGAAAAGAGAGGCCAAGCGACAAAAGGCTTTAAATAAACTTCGGGAAAAGCAGGAGCAAGAAGAACCATCAATCACTGTAGATGAGGTATATGACTATAAGGATGGTAAGATATTAAATCCTGATGGTGGCGAACAACTAGCAGAGGTAGATTATGAAGATGGTGAAGGTATCCACTTCAAGGGACTCAAGAGAACAGTTGATAACTTTAGCGAAGATTCTAAAGAGAAAGCTACGCAGGTTGCCCGCAGGGCATTAAAGGAGAAGGCTGATAAGGAACGGAAACCATTTAAGGACGGAGATGGTGAGTGGCAATTTCCATCCAGGGATGAGCCGTGGAAACAGCTTGAGTTTATTGATAAGGTTATGCGTTCTGAGGAAGGTAGCCCTTATTATGGTGACCAGCAATTTGCAGACGCTTCGGCATTAGAGACAGAGCTTACTAAGAACAAGCACACTATTGATGGAGATACCATCAGTGACGATGATCTTAGATTATAAAGCACGGGTTCGCGTTGCAACTACCTACAACAGCATAGTAGATGATGTAAAAGGAGAGACAGACAAAGATAACAAAAAGATTACAGAGTTTGTAAATCAGGAGTTAGGCTTAGTAAAAAACCGAGATGAGAAAAGTGCCATCAAGTCCTACCTTAATCAAAGAGAAGACTTTGAAGTAAAGAATGGCAGGGTAAAATACACAGGCGGAGTCGACAAAACATCCACCAAGAAAACCACACTTAAAAAGAAGAAGACATCTGAACAAAAGGAGCAGGAGAAAAGAAAGAGGTTAATCGAGGAGAGGAAAGAAAGATTTAAGCCTAACACTTTATGGAACTACAAGGGTTCTCCAAGAAGAGTAAAGAGTGTATCTGAGGATGGAGACATCGTATGGGGATACCTTGAGAACCAAGCAGAAGTATTTTCTGAGCCTGAATCTTTAGCTGATGTAAATGGTGCCAGACGATACACAGCCTTTCGCAATCCTACTGTACGGATCGAGAATAATAAACTCGTCCCAGTAATAAAGCCACCTAAGCCACCTAAGCTAAAAATAAAGAAGCCAAAGCAACCACCTTTCTTGTACACAAGACTTGAAGATGGCAGGTATATTATAAAGGACAACACGCTTGTACATAAAGATAGTGTTGTACCGACTGTACTTACTCGTGAACCAGCCCTAAGAGCGGAGGGTGATCTAACTGTAGCGTATGGTTATATTGATGATGATGGTAATATAGTAGAGTTCGGAAGTGATATTGGCACAAATCAAACCTTAGATGGTAAGCCTACCTTTATCAAAGGCATGCCGTTAAAGTCGGGCAGATTTGACATAAGAGGCAATAGCGGAATATTTGCTCAACACTTTAATAATATCGTCTCAGAGATGGGCGGTAAGAAGTATGAAGTAACCCAAGAAACTAGACAAACTGGTGGTGGTCAAAAGAAGAAGAAAACACTAAAGAAGAATGAGTTTATATCCTACAGCAACTCGGTAATCGAGGATAGCGTAGCAGGTGTTCAATTTAGTATAACAAGTTCCGGTGGCTCAAACATGTCGCCGAAGGAGTACTTGGAGAGCGAACTTATACCAGTTACAGGTGATGATGTACTAGAGCAGGTCAAGGAGCTTGGCTTGATTGGTACAAGTAACGCAAACGGGTATTCAAAAAAAGCAATAGTTGTAGTCGATCATTATGGTCGGGTCGCAGTACGATCAATCTACTATAAGAGCAAGAAAAAGAAAGAAGGCAAGAAAAGGGAGGAAATAAAGAAGCTGAAAGAAAAGAATCATTTCGGTTTCGATAACTACAATCTCGTTATCCATAAATCCTCAAATAGAAACAGTGGAAAATTTAATCCATTCACAAAGCCTAACCCAAGTGATATATCGAGTAGCTTTTCAACTATAGGGCAAAACGAGGGTAGTCCTTTTGTAGATAATGGAGATGGTGTACAGCTTGAGGGCGATGCAACCTTTAAGGTAGTTGGTCTTCTGGAGAGTGAAAACTTTTTTACTGCTAACTCAAACTTCGCAACCATGCAGAGCTTCATGGACGCAGTTCGTGAGCAGAATGTAAAAGCTGTAGAGAATGGTCATCCTAAATATAGATTCGATAATGATCCTGAGAATGAGGAGCTTACAGATAGTGAAGGTTACAATCCATATGCTCACCTTTATTTTCCGCCTGACCAAAGAGAAGCAGCTAAAGCAGATATAGCAAAGTTTGCTGAGAGAAGAATATATGAGATTAAAAGTTTTATTCAGCAAAAGCTGGCTGAGAATAAATATGCTGAATTTCCTGAGCTATCGGCATATCTTGATTACCTTACTCAAGGATTAGAGCAGGGCGGTCAGGTTCGCATAAGAGAGCTTTCCCAATTTGAACAACTCTGGGCTGCTCGCAAGCGTGCAAAGAATGGCGGAAAGCTCAACCTCGGTGCGGATTATGAGGAGCATATGTATAATGGTAAGGAGGGTAATAATCCTTTCCTTAAGAAACTTTTTGGTGGAAAGAAAACAAGCCAGGGTATTGCAACCAAAGATAAGAATCCTAACTCTAACCTTCCGTATTGGTGGAGTGAGTTCAAGTCCTATGGATATAAGACGCTAAGGAATATACTTTTTGAAGATGGTAGTATACCTGACGAAATAAAAGACCGCTTGATCAAGCAGTACGGAAATAAACTACCTGAGCTTTATAAGTTAGATATAACTGAAGAGGGTGCGATCTATAATTTCTTCATGGAGAATGGTGGAATACCTCCATTGCCTACCCTGGAAGAGATGTTGGTTATGGCTGAAAAGGTCAGGCAGGCTGTCGAGTTGAGGAACCTACTTAATGTTAAAGATCAAGAAGGTGCATTGCATCAGGATATACTAGACATTCTTTACTGGTACTTTTTTGATTCTGATAACACAGAGCGTGTTAATCCTGCTGATATTACTGAAGAACTAAAGGCTGAGATTCAGGAAGAGATAAATGAAACAGTCGACGGCACTGAGGATGAAAGCTTAGGCAAAAGCTATAGTGATGTTCTTAAAAGTCTAAATGACCGAATCGAGGGATTAAGGGAAGACAATAGAAAGATAATTCAGAACGCTGATAATATAGCGGATGTGAATCTTTTGAATGAGGGTGATTTAGTATTTCAGGAGCAGATCGATATAGATAAAGAGATACAGGACTTAGAGGAAAGTAAGCGATTGGTTGAGGAGAAGATCCAAAAAACAAAAGAGTTTTCTGAGGGTATTCTTGATAGGCTAATTAATGATCCATCATTCAGGGAGAGCTTTGAGAAAAACTATGACCCTAATGAGCCAGCAAAAGCTGTCGGTGGTGGAATTAACAAGGACGCTGTACGATCGGCTGCTGCTCAATTGGGCTTAATAAATATAAGTCAATCCACTGAGCTAGATATATCCAGGGTAAAGGCCGAGCTTAGTACTTGGGAGGACACATTTCATGCAGGGCATGGATACGAGATATCGACTTTAAGGTCTGAGGACATTCTTTCTAGTAGCAATGAAAGTCTAGCGAATACTCTTCTGGATATGCAGGAAGAAGTGGGGCATGCTCCACTAGCAGTGGGCACAATACTTTCTCAGGGCGATGCTAAGTTTTTAGAAAATTGGAGAAGCGATTTAGAGGATGCAACAGGCAGAAATGTATACGAGTATGTAACCGATAAGGTTGATGAGCAGAAAGAAGAAGGAGTTCTTGATGCTGGGGTGTACGATGGCAGTAGTGATATGGGTGGGGGTAGTGGTATTGTCACTGCTTCACAAAGGGTAGGTGCTGAGCGTGAACCAAATCCTGAAGTCGCAGCACAGGAGAGTGACCGCATCCGCACACAATTCCTACAGGGTGCAGAACCAGGAAAAGTAATTAAGGGATACGATGCATTAGTCCGTGCAATCAAATTGGTAGATGATGAGAGTACCGCAAGGGTACTGGAGATGCTACAGCCACTCCGTAAGCAACTTAATAATGTTGATGTAGTATGGGCAACTGACGAGCAATGGGCGGCTGTTACTGAGCAGATTCGTATTGAGAAAGAGCGTGCGGGGCAACCTGTGCCTACAAGGTACGGGCAGTATAGTCCTCTATCTAGGGGCGGGGAAGAAGACCCACACATCATGATGGGTAACTATTATGGTTATGTTAAGTCTGACGGAACAGAAATGACAGAAGCCGAAAGACTCCAGCACATGATCAGGGTGCTAGCGGAAGAGCTTCAGCATGCCGTATTGTACACAACCATAGATGCCCTACATAACTACAGAAGGAATGGATTCCTACCAAGCCACTACAAAGGTAAGTTAAGCATAAAAGACTTTGAGTACTTAAGTAAATCATCAGGAGCTATCTTTGACTTCCTTAGAGAGAAGTACGCCAAAGAAGGCAAGTACTCTGAGATATTAACTAGTGAGCAGGAGATGTGGGCAAGCTATGCAATAGACGCCAACTTCCGTGCAGAGATAGAAAACCTCAAGTTACCCAAAGAGTTTCCGTGCCTAGATACCGAACAACCCTCCAAAGGGTAGGGGACTTCTTCCGCAGAATACTTTCCCGTATATTTACAGGCATCCCAGAGGCATCAATCCTAGAGATGATGGATGACCACCTGAAGACATTCTTTAAGGACTCAAATAAAATTAGTGGTGAGAATCATATATTCCTTATGAGTTCACTGGAGAGTCAGCCAATACTGGCATCTCAGCAGTTCTTTGATTTTTGGGAAGGTAAGAGTGAGAACAAAGACCCTGACCCTGTAGAGGAAGATGATTGGAGAGCACCCACATATCAGGAATTTTACAGAATACCAAAAGAAGCAGTAGCGAATCGAGACTTCCAAACAATTGCCCGTAGTTATTTATCAAGAACAACAATTGATAATGATCAGTCTGATATGATTTCAGGCACAGCCCTGACCTTAGCAGGAGGACTAGGCTTAAATAAGGAAGGTGATGTTGATCGACTAGCTAATGCTATCCGAGCACAGCTTGGCATTTCTCGCCCAACGCTTGGGTCTGATAAAATCTCAGATAGCCAGTGGAATAAATACAGGAAGTTTAAGAAGAGTCTGTTAGGTAAATCGGAATCCCTACAGAGCTTGGAAGGAGTTGATGAAGAGGGCAGAGCGATACTGGAAGACGGGGAATACTTTGAGGGTAAGGTACAGCAAGAGAAACTCGATAATCTAGTTAAAAACCTAAATAGGTATAAGGATAGTAAGGCTGTAATATTTCCAAAGGATTTAAAGAAAGAGATTAAGGATGTACTTGGATTGACACTCTTAACTCAAGTGCCTGAAAGTGCCACAGGATCAGAGAAAATAGCATACGCTAAGAGCAAAAAAGGTGCGCTTGACGAAAAAGCTATACAGCTATTGGTGCGTCCAGATGCCTCTAAGGTGGGAAGTAGAGAAAGCATTCAAGAACATGCTACTCGCACCACAGGTGAGATGGTTAATTATATCTTAGATAATTACATCAATAATTCTACTCCGACAGGACAAACGGAATCTCAACCTTTTGCTGTGCTTTTTGGAAATGGTGATCTAGAGGCAGAAACTAAAATTCAAAAAAGAGATAAAGTACTCTACTTTTACGAGCCTCCGCTAACAGAGCGGGAGATGGATGATCTATATAGTGACTACTTCAAGAACCATACAGGACGAAGACCTAACGATACACAGAGAGCTAATTGGGCAAACTCTACGCTAGAGGAAAAAAGAAAAATATGGGAAGAGATGGGCTATTGGTGGGAAGGTGATGATAAAAGCGATGAAGCTACAGTTCTCGAAGTAATTCACCCTGATCATGGAAAATTAGATGGTGCGTATATTAATGAATCCACCCTCTCAGACAACAATCTTAAGATTAAAATCCAAATAGAAGGTCAGAAAAAGCCTGCGATTACAGATTTAAATTACCTTGGGCCAAATCAACCTTCGCCTCAGAAATCTAAGAAAAGCTCCCTACAGCTTTCGATGGAAGCAAGAGAGGCTAGAAAGAAAATCGACGAAGGTGCAGAGGAGTACAACGACTCTCCGTACACAGGATTATTAACACTAAAACAACAGGACAGGATAGCTACATTAAAGGCTTTTGTGCAATACCTAGCTAGGGGTAAACCATCCTCCCGAGAGGCAACTCTTTTTGAGGATGCTATAGAAATGTCTAAACGGCTAGGCTTCACTTTTAAACGAGATGAAGCCTTCGAGCCAACCGAAGATTTATCTCAAGAAGTCAAAAGGGTAGGTGGAGCACTGGCGATAAAATCTCCCTTCGACGGAGAAACTATCTATCGTGGAATGCCTGAAGAGGAACTCTCCTCGCCGCGTGGTCAGAGGGATTTTATAAAAGCCCTTGTTCGTAACATAAATAATGCTTTGGAGAACCCTAGTAGTGTTCTTTATAATAGGCGAAGGGATGTAACGGATGTATCTAATTCACATGTGTACCGCAAGATTTCCCTCAACTCTGAGATGTACTCTCACACCCCAAGTAGGAGTGAGGTCGAGCAAAACTTGCAGAAGGAATATGCAGCGTTGGCTGAGTTAATGAAGGTACTAACGGAGGCGACATCCACACTTCCTGAAGAGCTACAGAATGAAATTACCGAGAACCTTTTAAAGAACAGACTGTCTGTTACTAAGGTTGGTATCCTTAATCTCGCTCTAAAAGCTGCTAAGAAAAAGCTCAAGAAAGGGGAAAGCATGGCACGAACTGCAGACAGGGAGCAGGCGTTGTCCAAGATGCTTGATCAGGAAGGTGCAGAGCCAATTGATTCGATTGGCAAGTTTGCAACCACCGCAGAGCGGATGCGTGTAGCCAGAAGAACCTTGGAGCTAATCGAAGGATCAAAAGATTTAATTACCAGACAGATGCAGAAGACCGACAAGATTGTGAAGGAGTCGGAGGAAGAGCTGGCGAAGAACAAGAAGAGACTTGAGGACTTAGCATCAGGAAAGAGATATGACCCTGATAAGGTTAAGAAGCTTGTAGAAAAGAAGCTGAAGAGCTTAATCAATAACACCCGATACAACAATCTTGCGGGTATGCCTGATTACAATAAGGGAGAGTTCATTGATAACCTCCGTGCTAATAAAGTGTACGAGGTACTTCAGGCAATAATCGAAGGGGGTATGGCTCCAGAGCAGATGTCGAGACAGGAGATATATGATGCTCTTGAGGGACAGGTATCGTCGGCTGATATGTTTGAGGGGCTAACTGGCGAGAGACAGGATAATGTTGTTCGTGCCTTACTTGCTGAGATGCTACACAAGGACACCAAGAATAAAGCTAGGTCTGCATTTTCTATTGAGATGAGACTATCCAAGAATGCACCAACCCGTGCATTGAAGCTGGAAGTTGAAGCTCTCAGACAGGCAGCAATATCAGATGACTGGAAGGATGTGTCCACCACAGGAATCCTTGGTAAGCAGATAGATGAGGTTAAGCAGGTTCGCAAACAGATGACCGCTCTTAATCAGAAGATTGCCAAGCAGACACAATTGATGCCACTAGGCAAGCATCTCATTGAGAAGTATAATGAGAGGTCTATGCAGATCGAAGACTACCTTGGTTCTGTGATTACTCCAGAGGTAGCCGTGGGGGACATGGTTGATATGCTCGACCTGGATAAGGAAGGAAACATTGTACCAATAAAAGTTAAGTACATGGTTTCAGGGAAGGGCTACACTGAGTTTGTGCAGAAAGCAAACAGGATGAAGGCTATCCTTGAGAATCCCAAGTATAAGATATCGGATGCTCATCGAGATGCTTTTGCCAGAACCTATGCATTGATTGAACAAGGCTTGGCTAAATCCTATGATGCCACATTTACAGGTACAGCATTTTCATACCTTGAATCATTCTCGCAGGTTGTTTCCCGTGCAGGTGATGAGGAAGCCTTGATGATTTCCACAATGATTAACCGCCTGAATACAGAGCTTAGGCAGTATGGATCAAATGCAGTGAGGCAGGGACACTCAGTAAGTAGGGCATGGTACAACCTACAGGCTGAGTTACGGAATGGTGCAGGTAAAAAACTTTCGCTCGAGCAAATCCAGCAGTATCTATTTAATCCATTCATGGCATATGTCGAGGGGCAACCCAAGATTGATGACCTTAATTCGCTGGCAGAGGACTTTTGGTCTACTCTTAAAAAGCAAAGATTTAAGATTCATAACGATGATGCGAAGGCAAAGAAGAGATGGATGGAGCTTGTACAGGAAATACAGGTAGCCAACAACCTGATCCAGAAGACAGCCAAAGAATTTAATCTGCCCATTGAGGATAGCATAAAAATAATGGATCCTCTGCTTCAGAAAAGAACACTCTATAGAGGCCAAATCCCAATGGGTGCATTGACTCTTCCTAGAATGCTGATGATGCAAAACCTCAGGGATGCTAGTCGTGCTTTAACAAGGAATAATGAAAAGACTAATATCTTTAATCAGATAGTTACTAGCATTAAAGAGAAGACAGATAAAAATGATCCTTTGTATGAGGAGGACTACGATAGAAACTCTTTTCAGGCAGAGTTATCAGCATGGAAATTGTCAAGTGATGTAGAACTTTTCTTTCTTGAGCCTACCCTTAATGACTATAGCAACCCACGTAACCTTGGGTGGATGATGGGTGAGAGGCTTGTGTCTATGGATGAGGTTTCGGAAGCTTGGAATAATTCTGAGGGTGGAGATGTGGGTGCTAGAATTTATCAGACGATAGCCGAACTGATGCCCGATAATGTATCCAAGAAAGATTTCGTAAAGAACGGATTAGACTTTCTGACACAAATAAACCGTCGTGCGAATGCGATAGTCAAGAAGTATGACGAGTACGAATCGAAAACAGCAGGGAGTAAGGAAAACCCAAATGCTATTATATACAAGTCAGAGGTCTGGAACTCTTTAAACTCACGGGACGAAAGTGTATCACTACCTAGTCATTTCTTCACATACAGCATGATGACAGAAATCGACATGAGGCAGATGGTAGCCAAGATGCTCATGGCTCATCACTTTGGCAGAAATCAGGAGAAGCTCGATGCTGCCTATAAAGAGTTGTTGAATAAGGAGAGAGAGCTAGAAGCTGAATGGGATGTAATCTACAGGAAGATAACAGATGAACCATACCCATGGGCAGATCGTGATGACAATGAGCGCAACTTAGATAGCAGGAACTTCTTTAATATTCAGGCGACCAAGAAGTTTGGACTACCTCGTGCCTTACGAAAGAAAATAACTTCTGATGAGTATGAAAAGCTCAAGAGCCTTTACACAAAAATCTATGCATTAAAAGAAGCACAGAAGATGAAGCCCGCCTTTGCTGCATATGCGAAGAGTCAGGGTTCTGTGCTTTCTGATGAGAGGGCAGCAGTTGAAACACTACAGACTATCTCTAGTATGTTAGTAGCGAATCCCAAGTCTGCTATAATGAACTTGGCTTCCATATATCAAATTTTTCAGCTGTATGATTTACAGCCTGCTGGCTTCAAAGCTGCATTTAATGTTCTGAAAAGAATGCCAGTTGAAGCACTTGACACAATCATGCAGGGCTTTGGCAAGAATATGTTCTCCGCAGGTAAGAAACAGTATGGAGAGGAAGCACTTGCTCCACTATGGACATCATTAGAGACAGCCACATCAGATAGATTTAGTGATGCTGGAGCAAAGGGTGTGCTAGGTGAAAATACCAAAACCTCCTCAATGCGTAAGTTCACAAGAATGCTACGCACGGCTCTACAGAGCGGTCTTAAAATCCCAGGCGTAAACAATCGGGTAATCAACATGATCTTAAATGGCGAGCCAGGAAGAGAGAAACTTGCGGAAGAGGGTACTCTAACGACTGCTCCTGGTTCACTATCGACCTTCTCTTTAATCCCTGGGTTCTCTAACCTTTTCTCATGGTTAAGTAATGCTACGCTCAAGCATACCACACTTGAAGTATTGGCTGACCTGAAGAGAAGAGTTGAGGGGGCAGCACATACCCTTGACCAACTAGGGGTTGACCCAGAAGACAATGGCTATGAGTTGAGTTCTGAGAACATGGAATACTCCAATAACTTCTTGGGCATGAGTCTCAGAGATAGTAAAGAAGTGAATGATCGTATTGATCGTGAGCTTGCCAACTTTGGTCTTTCGATTACCAAGCTTGCACAGGACTTCAGAAGGAGAAGAAAGGGCGACCTCAGTGCTGATCCTATTCTTGATAAGAACAAGTTGGTTGCTGCACATATAGCAAGTACCCAAATCACATTTGATGGGACAAGTGCTAAGGCTAGGATTCTTGACACCAAGGGCGGTATCTACGCCAGCCCACTTCTTGGATGGTCTACCAGTATGGCTGCTCATGCCAACCGAAAATTCCGTGGTGATAGCAGAGATGCAGTTGATCCTAGCAACATAGATACTTACCGAGCATTTGGAGTCTTTGCACTATCTGCATTGTCAGTTGGTGTACCTATCTCATTGTTTGTTATGCGTGGTAGTGAGTTATATGACGAGGAGGTTCTTGGTAAAGACCCAGGTCTTGGCTATGTTCCACCTGAAGCATACTTACCATTCGGCTTATTGTTTGCAATAAACGATCCAGCCTTCAGGACTCTTAGCTTGATAGAGAGACTCGGCAGGACATCATCGTTTGGTGGTATATATCAGGAGGCTGCAACTAATGCATTGCTTGGAGCTACAGGTGAATCATTCCAACGGGACATTACTAATCGTATTATGCTAGTAAGTATGGCTAGTAACTTGAGTGATGTGTTCCTGAACTACCTGAGTGCAATCGACACTCGTTCGGCTGATACATTTACACCTGAGTATTCCTCAGTCATCAGACCACTGATGAACATTGTGGGCATGAACAATGTCATACAATTCGCCCAGTACTCAAATAACTTACTAGGCACAGAAGACTTTCCATTATTCAGTTCAGAATACAAGGTTACCAATGTTCTGAATCAGCGTAACAAGTTGCGGGCAATCACCAAAGCTATTGGTATTGAGACGCAGAAGGTTGGGGGAGGACTATCTTATCGACCCAACGCTATGTCCATAGCGATACGGGAAATGGAAAGGTCTGCATATGTGGGAGACAGGGACAGCTTCTTGGAAGCATATCGGTTAGCGTTGCAACTATCCGACGATGCCGATCCTAAGAAAGATGTCGCAGATAGATTTAAAAGAAGAAACTTAAGGAACGGAGTAAGTAAATACACATTGGGTGATTCTGATTGGATTAAACTATTATCAGTTCTTGACCCCGAGGACAGAAATGACATCGAAGATGCGTTACTAAAACATTCCTATTATCTACAACTCATAGGAGGAAAGCCAAAGGGAGAGAGCAGAACCAAGAGAGTCCAAATAGACGATCTAAGGAGACAAGCTTTATTATGAGCATACACAAGCACGCAGGCACATTATATGAGAGTATGTTTAAAGTAGAAGCGATGAAAAGAGGATTGCATGTGAGTGAAGCAGAAGGTGACTACCTTCCCTACGATGTAATTATAGACAATGGGAGGAGGCTATATAAGGTACAGGTAAAAGGAACTTCTTCCAGAAGAAGTAAGACAGGTTACAATATTAGCACAGCTATGGGGTCAAAGACCTCGGAGAAGAATCACTATGCAGAGAAAGCATACGATATACTTGCAGCCTTAGTGGTAGGAGATGGAGAGTCCTACTGGTACATAATACCAAAGGAGAAAATAGGTAGAAATTTAACAATCAAGTTATTTCCGAACCCCATGAGTAAAGCAAAGTGGGAGAAGTACAGACACGGATGGGAATTAATTTGCTAGGTGTAACCTAATAAACTAGAATTATTATAATGAACTATAAATGTAAAGCAGGATTAGGAGCATGCCCACAAGGAGGCAGGCTTTGCCAAAGAGGATGCGTAAAGATGCAAAAAGCTCAACAGCTTGGTGGCGGTGATGTACGCAAAGGAGTCAGGCAACTTGGTCGCATGGAAGCCATGCAGAATATGAAGGGTAGAATGCCAAGGAGAAGGGGTATGCGATGAATAAAGGGAAAGCAATGTGTTGCTGTCAAAAAGCTGCACACCGCACACAGATGAAACTTAACCCACATTTAAAAAATGCCAAGAAAAGGAAAAAGCTCCAAAAAAAGCGCTAAGAAAGGTGCTAAAAAAGATGCTTGTTATAGCAAGGTAAAGTCCCGCTATAAGAAATGGCCTAGTGCATATGCTTCTGGAGCTTTAGTACAGTGTCGTAAGAAGGGAGCTAAGAACTGGGGGAACAAGTCCAAGAAGAAATGAAGGATAAAATGCAAGATGTGAGAGTGCAGGGTGATGTAGGAGATGGCATCCCTTACGTACCTCGAACTCCAAGGAGACTTATTGATTATACTAGCTGGGATTCCACCTCGACAAGACCGATGAATTCTCCGTATGAGAGTGCTGGGAATGATAAACTAGACGATCTTTTAACCTTAAGTAGAAAGCAAGCTGATGGTGATCCACTCTGGGAAAATATACTAGAGTTTGGGGATATGACGGGAGTTGCCTCTTGGGATGATTTGTGGAGAGCCTACAGTGAATTCAAGAGGGGTGATGGGACTAAGCTTAACATTCTGCTTGAGGGTGTAGGGGCATTACCGATAGTGGGGAAGATCAAGAAGATCATGGCGCTTAATATGATGCCAAATGTTTCTCCCGTAAAAAAGAATTTAGCTAAAGCAGCTAATGCATACGGCTCTATGAAAGTTCCTTTGGATGTTATAAATAAAGGAGACGCAGTGCAGGATGCTTGGGAGGATAATATAAAGCCATCATTAACCCCACAGAAATTATTGTATGAGCAGTGAGGGCTTGAAGAAATGGTTCTCCCGTAATGGGGGGAAAGGCTGGATTGACTGCAAGACAGGTAAGCCCTGTGGAAGAAAGTCTGCCAAGAAGGGTAAGAGTAAAAGACCATACCCTGCGTGTAGACCCACTAAGGCACAATGCAACTCATCTAAAAATAAGAAAAAAGGACCCGCACGAATTTCGTGGAAGAAAAAGAAAGGAAAATAAAATGCCAAATGTAAATGGAAAGAAATTCCCTTACACAAAAAAGGGAAAAGCAGCAGCAAAAGCCTACAAAGCTAAATCAAAGATGGGCAAAAAGCCTGTCAGAAAAAAAAGATACTAATGCCAGCAAGAAAGAAAGCCTGTAAGCCCTCCAAGGGTAAACGCTTTGCCAAACGAGTGAAGGGTAAGTGCCGTTCGTTCGGGCAGAAGGGTAAGGCTAAGGATGGTAAGGATCGCATACGCCCAGGAACAAAAAAGGGAGATGCTTACTGTGCTCGCAGTGCTGGGATAAAAAAGTGCAAGAATCCGCCTTGTGCTAATGCTCTATCCAGAAAGAAATGGAAGTGCAGAGGTAAGAAGTCAATGAAGTGATAGGAATGAGAGCTAAGAGGAAGTACAAAAAAGGCGAAAAGGATTCTGAGTACGATGCATACCACGGCAAGAAGGAGCAAATCAAGAGACGCTCTAGCAGGAATAAAGCTCGCAGAAAAGCTAAGTGCAAGAAAGGGCAGGAAGCACACCACAAGGATGGAAACCCTAACAACAACAAGAGGAGTAATCTAAAATGTCTTCCGAAGAAAAAGAACCGTTCGATTCAGCCGAAGAGGGGACGACGCCGTACCACGAGCAAATAGATGCATTTACGATTGAACTAGATAACCTCATTGCGAGGTTCATGAATGAATTCGATCTGCACATGGAAACGATAGTCGGCTGTTTGGAGATAGCGAAGAACTCAGTAAGTGACCCTATGGTCATTGATCTGGGTTCCGAGATGTTGGAAGAAGAAGACGAGTAGCTTACTTCTTATGTATGTAGCCTTCTGTGGTCTTGGTACTTGAATGACCAACCACCTTGCCAATATCCTCTAGCATTATACCTGCCTTGTACAGGCGAGTGGTAAAGCTATGTCTAAGGCAATGAAATGATTTACCCTCAATAAAAAGTCTTTTGAGTATACGATTAAAGTACACGCTAGTCTTGGATCGCGTCTTACTATTTGACTGAACCTTTTGCCACTGAGGGAAGCAATACACATCGTCTTCCTTTTCTATGCTCTTGATTGCTTGTATAACTTTCTGCCCACCAAATAGCTTGTGACCTAGCGGTATTCGTACACGCTTATCTCTCTTGGTTGTCCATACAGTTATGTGTTTATCTGTAATGGATGCCCACTCTAAACTACAGCAGTCACCCAATCGCAGTCCTGTCCAGTAGGATAGAATGGTGGCTTGTTTGAAAAAGTAGGGTGCATGGTTTACTACCTGTTCGTATTCCCATTGAGTGAAAGGTCTTCTCTTTTCTACTTCCTTTTGCTCATGAGTCATCTTACCCATGTCTACCTTCACTAGAGAACTTGGGTTTATTTGCATGTAGCCTTTTGCTACAGCGTATTTAAATAGACTGCTTAGAGAAGTAAGTCGCAGTCTTTTATTACTAAGAGATGTACCATCATTACGATTAATGAAATCATGTAGGTCTTTCTCAGATACCTCAGAGATTGATCTTTTATCATACTTATAGTCTCTGGAGAACTGATAGTATATTGCCATGATCGTATTGATCGTGTTGGGCGAGCTTGCTACCCGTTGTCTATGTTGTTTGTATTCACGTAAGACATCAATGAAGTTATGATTTGATGCACCAGTAAGCTTAGCGACAACTTCCTGTGAGAGCAGTTGAAGCTTGGCAGCCTTCTCCATCTCTGCAATCTTTAGCTCAGATACAATAGACTTAGCTTCACTTAGTTGGGTTACACCTAGAGCCGTGGACTTTTCTTTTCCGTCCTGACCTGTGTATTTTACTGAATACTGACCACTCTTGTTTTTAACTAACTTCACTCTAAATACCTTTAATATCTTTAGGTAACACTTAGTCAATTAAAATTGGATCAAACTCTTCCTTCCTTGGTTGTAGTTCCATTTGTAGTGCTACCCAATCCTGTTCGCATTCCACCTCGTTCATCGTGTTATCGTCACCACGCGAGTATGATAGGAAGTGATCCGCAAATATCTCCTGCACGCTAGTATCTTGATAGTCATGAGGTATCGGTTCGCCGTGCAAGATAATAGTGGCAGAATCCCTCTTCTGTGCCAAGCGATCAAACATCATCTCCTCAATGCTACTCTCTGTAAGTACAATATAAGCGTTCACATCTTTAGGTGAGTTCAATCTGAATACTCTACCCAATGCCTGATTGAGTGAACCATAGCTCCATTCAAGACCACCAATGATCAACTCCTTACACTGATCAAACGAGTGACCAGCAGCACACTTGATACCCATGAGCATAACCTGAGCTTTCTTCTCCTTGAATATTGCAGCCTGAGCAGCCTGATCCAATCCTGGCGTACCATCAATCCTAGCGACCTTCACGCCTGCCTCCTGTAACCGCTTCTCCAATTCATCATTCAGACCTGTGAAAGCAGAGACATGAACGACCTGCTCACCTTCCTGTATACACTTGGCAATCTTAGATAGGATAGCAATTACCTTGGGGTTCATATTGCTTTCGACCATCTTGAAACCAGGAAACTTATTGAACTCACGACCCTCAGGGTCAGAGCAAATACCACGGAGTCGCATCATCTGCACACCATGCTTAGTCCTGTGGTCTTCGTGCGGTATATTGCCCAAGTCCATATTCCATGAGTACAATTGCTTCTGATACTTACCGAAGGGAACACGGATAGTCTCCACATTGCAGTCAACAAGATCAGGATTGCATTGTTCCTTGGTAATGAATGCAATGATTGTCTTGACCATACGCAGTAGCTTTTGCTTGTTGCTGAGTATAGGACTGTTCTTGGGGGCTTTGTACTCACCATTCAGGCGAGCAGTAATATCATACTCTTTAGACTGAAACTCATTAACAAACCTGTTCTCATCATTAAGAGTGTAAGGCCACCGAGAGTTGGATACATCACCCTGATACCAATTAGGTACAGCAAGCCACCCCATCAGCGGGAATAGATTGCGTACAGCATTAGGGATAGGTGTGGCTGTCAGGCAGAATTTGTACTTAGGCTGTAGCCTTAGCATACTGCGAGTGACTCCCGACTTGGGATTACAGATAAGATGTGCCTCATCCAAGATGACCATGTCGAATGCCTTACCCACCTTGGTAGAAAGATTTGGCTGAGCAATACAGGTGATACCATTGCGTGTCTCACCAATCCCATATGCCACACCTTCCTCGCACTCGATGTTATAAGTCTTACGCAACCATTTCTTAAACCTAGCATTGTGTTCATTCACCTGCCACGATGCAGGGATATGCTCAAAGCCACGGAAGAAAACAGTATGGTAAGTAAAGTACACACCTGCTGGAAGCTCACCATGTTCTTGGATTATCTTCTGATAGTCCTTCTTAGAGAATAGCTTGAACACCTTGCGGGTCGGGGAGAACTGCTTGAACTCCTTCATCCATTGAGATGCAAGGGATGCACCATTCAACTCACCATCCTTGATCGTACCTTTCGGTGCAATCAGTAGTGTACGCTTATTGTTCTTTAGTAGGTCAAGCACAATAGCAATGAATGATTTACCCGTGCCTGTCTCTGCTGCAACCAATGCATAGTCGGTCATCCCGAGGGATGTGATGTAGTCCACTTGTCCAGGATAACACTTGAATCCATTCAGGAATCCAAGCTCATCAATCATCTGTAGCGTCTTGGCATACTCTTCAGGGTTTGCATCCTTGACCGTCTTTACCTCAACCTCCTGGAAGAATAGCCAGATCATCTCGCAGGGTAACTCACGATCACCAAGGGCATTGTCCCTGAACCTGAACACATGACCCTGCTCATCACGAATGATAATCGAATGATCATTCCCTCGTAGTTCATACTCATTATTTACCACCACAGTCTCACCATTCTCTAGCTTAAGCCTTGGCTTCTTGTACCTTGATCTAAACTCCACGCTTTGGTAACGGGCTGTATAGTTCTCACCAGCTATAAGTATTGGTAGCTTTTGGGCAGGCTTTTTGTTTAGCAGTGCTTTCATCTTTGGATGCTCACGCACATCCATTGTCTCCAGAGCCGTCAGGTTAGAGTGGTCTTTGATATGTCCGAACCGCTCGTAATCTGTTGGCGGAAGAATAACAGGCACATCCTGCTTGGATGACTGTAAGGCTTTATGTATCTCACGCTTACATTCCAAACTAACATAAAGGCGACCTTTGTCATGTTGCTCCATTAGTCGCATTAGTGCTGTTCTGTCTGTCCCGTATGTCAGTGTCATCGGCTTCTTGCCTCTGACATAATTTAGTAGTGCATTGACCAACTGATAATTAGTTGTTCGATCCACCCTGAACGCACCATTGGGGGACAATACAAGGTGCGGTTTTACTGCATGTAATTCAGGCATTTTGTAATTCCTCCATTATTTGTTGATTTAACATTTCCTCCTCCGATGGGATTTTATCGAAGGTGGTAACACACGACATGTAGACATGAATTGGCGTATCAAGTGTGATGATAGGAAAGCTCAGGTTCTTCTTGTCGTTCTGGAAGTCCTTCGTGCAAACCATCCACATCAACCTGTAGTGTGGTTCTACCTTCATTCCGTGCTTGTGCTCGTGGATGTCCTTGCGAACCTCCATGTGCAGTCCTCCGTCCTCTGGTAGAACCTCCTTCAGTTTTTCTATGTTCACCTGTCGGTTGTAATCCATTTTCTGACCCGCCCGTGCCATTGTGATAAGCCCGTCCGAGTTCGTAATTATCTTGTTGTTTAGTGTATCTGAGAGCATCTCTTGCTAAGTCCTCCACATTCATTGTACTTGTAAGCCGTTACCAGTTATGGTGACTGACTCTTCTTTTCCAGAGGGAACACCACGGATCATGTCCTTGATCGTTCTGTCTTTGAATAGATGAAGTAGATCCTCTTCGAGGTAACCTTGACCAAGCAGTGAACAGCCTGAGCCAGCTTGGTCACCTCTAGCTAGAAGAAATGTAATTGGTGAATCTCTAAAGCCAGAGTCCTTATATTCGTACTTTTTATCGCCCATTAAGGATTCTTTACTTTTGTACGCTCCGTATGCTCTGTGAGTAGAGAGAAGTATCACATTTATCAGTGCCTGCCCAACTGGCATACGCTTAAAGGTGTACCGCTGATATTCTGCATCTTCGGGTAATCCCTCAATGAAAGCAGAGAGTAGATGGTATAAGAATCTCCATGCACCCCACGCTTCTGCCATCTCATACTCATCTCCACGCATGGCATCAGACCCCTTCGCATCTACATTGTCGTAGACAAGAAAGAATGTTTCTACTGTCCACTCGAATATATTATCTTCCCCACCCATATTACCAATGACTTGACGATATTCCTTGCGCCAAGGCGTAATATTTCGGAATTCTTTATTTAGATTATCCCTGTATGCGTTTAGTTTCTGTTTAGCAGTTTTATTTACCTGCTCTTCTATTTGATCTAACATTTTAGAATGCCTCCTTGAGTGTTTGTTTGATTAGTTTCTTTAGTTCAGTCTTGCTTGTTGGAACGCCCTTAAAGCCCTTGAGTTCCTCTTTGACCACCTCTCTGATTATCAGATGTAGACCACGGAGCATTTCTCGTTCGCCGATTTCAACCTCTTCATCATCCTCAACCTCTTCCTCTAAGTCTTCATCCATCTCCAAGAAGTTGGGTGTCTCGTCTTCAATACGCTCAGTCACGACAGGCTCCCGTGTAGTACCAATACCTACATTGCCATCTGTGGTACCAATACCTACATTGCCATCTGTGTCCTCAGCTTCAGCCTCAGCAATTCCACCTTCCTCAAGTCTTTGCTCGAGCATATCATCCTCATCAGGTGGTGTGTCCGTGTCGTCCATTAGCTCGGTAGCGTCAATAACAGGATCATTAACTGACTCAGTTGGTGGGGTAGGGGCACCTGAATCAGTAGATATCGTACCATCCTGAATGGCTTCCCATATCTGATCATAGCATTTGTTCCTGCCCACATTGAGAGCTTGCTCCATATCTTTCTTCTTACTTGGCCAGCCGTCCTCAGGCTCAGGCACAAAAGAACCATCCTTGTCGGCATGCAGGTTATGCACACCCTCAAAGCCTTCAATACCTAGCTTCTTCCTGCCATAGTCTGCAATGGCGTGTCGTCTGTGATCATTGCCATTACACCACATTGTAATATCCCGTAGGGTTTGATTAACATTCATAATTATTTAGTTTGTTCAGCCATGATGCACGTCTGTGCTTGATTGAATACTGAGCGTACACCTTTGAGCATGGCTAACTTCTTGATGACGCTTGAGCCGAGACTGGTATTTGAGTTAAGCCAGTCTTGAATCTCATTAGGGTGAGGATTGTCTAGCGGTACACGAAAGCACCGATCCTCGAATCGTTTTTCTAGTTTCTCCAGATTGCTAGTGAATGCCAGCAATGCACCCTTGGGTAGGGTATCCATGATGTGAAGGAACAAGTCCTGACACTTTCTTGGCAACAAGTCTGCCTCATTGACAATTACAGCAATGTAACCGCCCATTGGCACATAGTTTAGTTGTTGCTTCAGATTCCTGCACCAATCGATGTCGATGTCCGCAGCAGATTCCTCAATGATCGAGGTATTTCTGTACGGATCAACAACGAGTTGCCTTGCAAGAAACCGTGCCATACTAGTCTTACCCACACCAGGAGGACCAGTGAGCAGAACCTTTAAGTTCCTAGACTCATTGTCCTTGATTGCCTGAACAGAACCATTCAGCAACCTAGCCCACTTCTGTTGAGATTTGCCGAGAAATTCAACAGGTTGTTTAGGGATGTACTCTCGTAAGTCCATGGAGCCTCCTTTTCCTCTTCGACCAGTAAGTAAAGATTACCAGTCTTGTGAATGTAGGTATCCTGCGTGATAGGATGTACCCACCTCGTCTCTGGCAGATCATTGGGCGTTTCGGCACAAGTCTGCTCAGAGGCACGAGTGAGTTCCATATCGAACGTAGGATCATAGATCGATTCGACAGACAACTGACCTCCTGTAAGTGTGGTCAGTTTTACCTGCATTACGCAACAGTCGTCTCCTCGATTAAATCAACCTCCCTGAGTCGGTTATTGAAACCTGAGAACTCATCGAGGATCATCGTTACTGCACGGGTACGCTCCTGATGTAAGCCACCAACAGCACCATGCTTCTTAGCCACCTCAGTGTACGCATTGAGCAAAGCCCAGTAGTCACCACGCAGGAAGTCTACATGACCTGCACCTGTGTAGTAATTGGTACGCCAAGGACCGAAGGCATCACCACCAGGAATACGTACATGCTTCTCACGATCCGTACCCTGATTGAGCATGATACCCTTACCTGATGCACGAGACAAGATTGTCTCAAGAAGATCATCGGCATCATTGAGCTTGTACTGATTACCGAATGCAGTGAACTGACCACCATCCAATGGTGTGGACTTGTAGTGTTCGATCCTCATGTGATCTTTCTCGAACTGAGCACGACAGGTCTTGATCTTATCCTCGACCATTTGTGGAAGCTCGTTGTAGATGTTCTTGGTGTGCTTACGCTCGAACTGCTCCTCACCAAAGAAGCACATATTGTCACACACGAACACACGATTACCCAGAGCAAACCTAGCCTTGGAGTGCATCGTGTTAGAGTTCCTCAGTCCAATGGTAGGCTCATAGTCTGAGTACTTGGACTTTAGGCAGATGACACCGAACATAGTGTCCTTGTGTTTCATCTCCTTAGACCAACGATCATTGGCGAAGGTATTGATTAGTGAGAACTCCATACGATCCTCACCTTTATCGTCCTTGCTAATCTCCCAGCCATACTTGCCTAGTTGGTGGATACACTCATCAACGAATCGATCATGTCGAAGAGGGTAGTGCGTTTCAGTTAGTGGTTGAGGGTCGGGTAGTGCCCTCAGTTTTGGCAGAGAGATAGGCTCTGCACCGCAGTGATTTAGTAATCCTGGCATTGTTTTTCCTTTCTACACAAGAAGCACACGCTCCTTGTATTCATTTAGTGTTTGTTTCTGCTCGGCAGTTGTTTCGCCTGCCTTAGCAGTAGTGTTAATTCCGATAGATGTGAGATAAGCCTCACGATCTGGTGTACTCAGTAGAGATACCTCCTTGAGGTAGCTCAGGTCTGAGAGGTCAGGGGATAGTTCACGCTTCTCTATTAGATCGATAGCATTCCCCTGAAACTCATCCACGACAGCTTTTGCTTCCTTGGCTTGATGTGCCAACAAAGTACGAGCCTCATCAGAGCTTACAGCATTATCAATCAGTTTGAGTAGAGCCTCTGCTTCTTCGCTTATTCCTGCCCGCTCGATCAAGTTCCAAAGCAGTACGGGGTTTGTCGCTGTGATAGGAAAGGTTTGCTCGTAGTCGATACCAAGATCAACTGCTGCTTGCCTCTTTGTCTCACTGAATGCGATAGGCTTACGAAGATCGACAACGACCTTACCGCCACCCTCAGCAGGGAACAGATAACCAGCTTCTACAGGAGAAGTGACTGCGTCTTCCAAGACTGAGCGATCAATAGATATCCGAGCATCCTCGACCATCTCCTCCGCTTTCTTTTTCATCGCAAGCCCCTGAAGTAGCTTGGTTGCGTTTTCATTATGGAGAGTCTTCCGACGCTTGTGCGTCTTCTTCTTCTCCTCGGTTGCTTTTTTATTTATACTAAGCATGATTGTTTAGTTTTCTGGGTTACAGCCATGACCTCGTTGTATGTGATCATCGCCTTATAATCTATCTCCTTGGACTTACCTTTCTTGTTGTAGCCCGTGAAGCCGTTTCGTTTGAGTAGTTGTAACGCTTGTTGTGCGTGACTACCCTTTGGTTGTGAGCCATGTAGCAGGATAGCAAAGTCACCGCTATCTGGGTTCATGGCAATTGTGTCATCATGATCAATCACAAGTCCTAACTCTTCAGCCTCTTCTTCTGAGTACACGATGTGTGCTTCATTGAAGTATGAGTTAAGGTAGTCGAAGTGACCACCGCTACTGACATTGATCACAAAGTTTGGTGCAATCGATTCACCATGGAAGAAGTGAGGAGACTTAGTGTAGCAATACACCAGCATATCCTTGTGCTTCCATGCGAAGTCGTTGACCGCCATAGCGTACTCCTTGGAGAAGAAGTCGCCTCCGATATGTGGTCGCATGATACCCTTGAAACCTGAGATAAACTCAGGCTTGTGCATCACAAGTGACCGTTCAAGTAGATCGACAATCTTGTCACGATCATCGCCTATTGATTTAATGAGCATAGTATTGTGCCATACTAGCTTACGCAGTGAGGGGTAGACCGCCTCAAGCATCGCAGCATAGCATCTGAACTCACCGAAGTCTTTGATCTTACCTGTCTTGCGGTTAGCCCGAGACAGACAATCCTTAGCACCTGGGCAAGTATACCCGCTAGCCAACGAGTATGCGTTGACTAGCTTGGATATCTTACTCGAAGGTCCATGGAACTTCAGCACCTCCTGATCATGATCTATATCTATGTCCATGGTGAGTCCCCTGCAGTAAGGGGTGTATCCTTCTCATACTCAGGATGTCCCTTGAATTTCTCCAAGTGTTCATCACAAGCAGAAGGATTCTTGAGGCGATAGCCTAAGAACTTCACGATAGCTTCCCTTTCCTTCATAAGCCCTAGCTCCTTCTCCTGAGCTTCAGCCCTACTAAGTTCTCCATCTTCGGAGAGACAAGCATCGTCATCTAAGCTGATGAGCACATCCTTGTATCTCCTTATGGCTTGTATTTCCCGTGTAGTATCAAGCGTCATGCATAACTCACCTGCCGTGTTCACAGGTTCGTCAGCAGGATTGATTTGATTCTGACGCTCGATGTCTATGTCCGACATATATGACATCTGTATTCCTTTCAGTTGTGCTATGTACTTCTCTGTGGCGTCCACAATCTGTTGGTTCGCCTTTACGAAGCTATTCAATTGGTTGATCATAATGACTTAACAGCCTCCAATGCTTTTCCTGGCATAGGAAGGTTACGCTTCCTCATCAGGTGTTTGTTCACCTCAGCCATCATGACCACTTTGTTTTGTATATGATCAAGCTTGCGTTGCTCGTCATGACTCATGCCATCACGAGACACGCAGGACATACCAACAACTCTGCGTTCCCATTGCTTGATGTCCTGCTTGACCTTCTTATCGTTATGGGAGGCTACTTCTTCGCGTTGCAACACCCTAAAGCCCTCACCATTCATCCCTCGTTCAGTAGTAAAGAAGCCTCTACCCTCTAACATCTGAGACACCTGCATCCACATGAATGCAAACTTAGGATCAACAATGCCATGTACTAGCCTAGGCATATCAGCAATCTCCTCAATGATGTGCCACTTAATGACCTCACCATAGTCAATTGCATCCTCAAGCTGTTCAAAGACATGCCTCTCCACAGGATGCTTACGAGTTGGTAGTAATGTAGACCTACTCACTTGACGACATTAGTTACTACAAACTTACCGAAACGCCCACGCTTCTCAGGACGCCAGTCACCCATGCCGATAATTTTCCCGGCAGTCTCCGCAAACTTGATGACATCATCCTCATCGATACCATCCACATCGATCAGTAGATTAATAGTGCCTGACCAGCCCACTGGAATCTTAGGACGAGTCCGTGCTATCTTTGCAGTACCTACTCGACAGATTCTCCTGTCCCTCATATCAGGGTCTTTCTCAAGCTTATCGAACTTAGTGGAGTTCTTGAACTTGATTGCCATATCATCATCCACAAGGATGTGTATGGATTGAGCACCTTGCTTCGTTTTCTTAGCGGCAGCCAATAACATAGCCTGTAGGTTCTCGGCAGGCATGAATACACCAAGCTTGTCGTCCCAATACAGACCTGCTCGCCACTCTATATCCCCCATAAGGGCGTGATCTTCATCGGTCTTGTTGCGTTTCCCTGATACTTTCTTGAGTTCTTTACTGAACTCATTCAGTGGGTCAGCAGTCTGACCATTGTGTAATAACATGGGAGTAATCCCTTCTACATCTATACTTATTTTTTTCATATATATTATTGTTTATGTTTGTTAATTGGATGTGGAACTTTCCTTGCCCTTCCACTCCAGTCTTTTCCCTTCCATGCCTGACCCGACATCGCAGATCCAAGCATTGAAATACTCAGGGTTACTTAACGACTGCCCTGTCAGTCCCATGCCTCGCCTCGCCAGACATCGCCAAAGCCATGCGTGTCCTCGCCATTGCAGGCCTCGCCCCTGAAATACTCTAGGTTATTTATAGACTGCCTAGTCAGTCCCTTGCCGTTCCTTGCCGGTCCGTCCATTGCACAGCCTCGCCACCTCCGTTCCAAGCACGAGCATGTCCCCTCCTTAAATAGTCTGAGTAGTTTTACGACCGCTCAGTCAGTCGATTGGCTTGTCAAGCAAGGCCTCTCTCGACCCCGCCTTTCCGCTACACGCCAATCCCTTCCGTTCTCGTCCATTCACCGCATCGCCCCTCCCGTGCTTACCACTCCGTAAATTCCTGTCGGTTGCACGCCATTTACAAAGTGATAGGAAGCCTCGCACCCGAGTGTCGGTGTTGTTTTAGAGTCATCCAAGGGCTAACCACCCGAGGCTTCCTAAAAATTGTTACTGCAGTCTACCACCTTTATCCAATACATTACGCACTATAGATGTTTGACCCTTGCGATCAGTTAATTTGCGGTGACGCGCTGCTTCTTCTGGAGTCATCCAGACAATCATAAAAGTAGTTTTGTCTATCCATACTTTCACGGCTACAGTCTTCTTGGCTTTTTCTTCTTCATGCCTAGCCATTGATATGGATAATTGTTCTAGAAAGTCATGCTTCATTCTTTTTGTTTTAGTGTCCACATTGTTTTGGTTTTCACATACCAAGATGGAGAATCAAATAACTCCTTCCCTCGACTCTGTGCCCACTTGTTAGCAAAGTCATGAGCACGATCATTTGAGCATCGTGGATATGTTCTGGTGAAACGATAGGTAGGATATTTATCATCCACCTTCTTATATAATTCTATGATGATTCTATTCATTCCCACCTCGCTTTAATTAATGATTTGTTCTTACCACCCATGTATATGCTGTCTCTATGCTTGAGAACTACGCCCTCAATGAGGCGATCATCCTTAGCATCAAGTAAGCACGCACTGAATGGATACTTACATCCAGGAACAAGAGCCTCTAGTATACTCTTTCGGTTCTGTTCCTGTTTATCTGAATTGAAGTATCCCATTTGTTTCTGCCATGGGATATTTGGTATGATTCGTCTGGTATTCTCAGCGATAAATGGATCAACACTAGGCGTGTAGTTACATACACCTTGATCCTGTATCCAGTCCCTGAGAATCTTCAGCCGTTCATGAAATGCGGTGCGCCTAACATCCTTGCCCCTATAGAATAGTATATCAAAGGGAAAGAACCACTCATGTCCTATACCTGACCTAGGAAGCTTAACAAGCTCCCCATTAACAATTGTATCTCTCCAAGCTGGAGTATCTAAGCGATACCTCAGTTGGTTGCGCCACTCCATAAACTTAGTAAGAGGCTTACCATGTTTATTAAGAGCCACGATGTCCCCATTCATGACACCACAGATACCATGCTGACCATTCAGCTTTGGCTGTACTAGGTACTCATGACCCTTGTCCACGCCCCACAATGAGGCAGGAGAGATTTGCCTACCAATGATCATAGGCGTGATAGGAGGGCTTGCTTCAATAACTACATTCATGCTCCATGAGGAAAGATTGTTTCCCGTATTTAGTTAAATGGGTTGCAAGTTCATCATACCTAGCAATAGCGTCAGACTTGTCACCAAAGCACTCACTAAGAATATACTCATTGTTGTGAGCGTTTTTTTAAATCAATGATCCAACACTCATTCTCATCATGCTCATGGGAATCATTTCGTAAGACAACCTCATGCCCACTTATTTTTTTCATATCTTCATTGTTATTTCTCATCTAGGCAGTTCCTTGAGAAAAGACAGCAAGCTTACCTTGCGGTTTACTCGGGTGTTTATCTTACCCGAAAGCTTTTCGTGTTTCTTCAATGCAATAGGAGCTACTGCTTTACATAATTTGCGTGATATTTTCATATTTATCTAGTTATTTGGGTTACACTCAGTTACCTGAGTTATTAGTACGCCTCCTTGTTCAATGAGGCATTTAAATTGTTTAAGAACTTCATTTAGTTCTTTGTCCTCAAGTGACAGCATGCTGTCACCACCGTGTACCAGGCATACACGATAGAGGAACACCTCTTCGAGCCGAGGGTTCCCTTTAAAGCACTTGTCACCTTCGCGCTGCAGCAAAGATGTGACACGCTCTACAAATTCCTTCTTATCAGGCTCCTGTATATCATTAGGATACACAGAAGTTAAGTGTTTAGTCAGTTTCATAGTTCTAATGTATTATATTATTTTTAAATTGGTAAAGATATTACCATTCCTAGCCTAGCCTCACCTAGCATGGACTTGCATTGCTTTGCCGAGGCAGTAAATACTTGTGAAGCCTCCCTACACGCTCCACAGCGTCGTGTCCCAACCCGTATAGACTGACACGCCCGTGTTTGTTTGTTTGTTTGTATGTATAATAACCCAACCTAACCCGCAAATTGAAGGACGAGCAGGAAGACAAAAACCTGCTCGCCCCTACTCAACTAAGGAAAGTGATAGGAAGCGAACAGCTGGGGGACAACTGCTCGCTTCCATGGGGATATGGGGAAATAAAATAGATACACGAGTACCGACTATGATTGACGCTTTGTGTCGCGGACATAGTCCCGAATAGTAGTGTTGTACGAATCACCTCGTGCCGCCGTCCGCATCCTTACATAGTCGTATAGCTCCACTGAGCAAGCTATGCCCCGCAGGAAAAGGATGAGGCTGGACATCTAGCTGGTATTGATAAGCTCTAGTCGAGGTCACGTGCTACTTCAGCTTATCAACTAGCTGGATTTTTCGCATCGGTTGATATGACCCCGACTAGAGCCTACCAATACCATTAGTAGCTAGTCGGCACTTGTGTACCTACCTTGTAAATGTACTGCGAAGTGTTCTGTCGTGACATTACAGTGTCACGCTGTGGCACACCTGATACACATTGGGTTCGTGTTGAAGGGTTAAGGGTTATTTCCACATACGCTTACGGCGAGCATTCTCATGACACATGGCACGATTAGTGCGCCAATAGTCACGCTCATCCGTAGCTAACTCTGTAGCACCACCTGCCCGAGCCGCTACGATATTCTCGATACGACGCAAGCCAGTAGCACTACCATACACAGGAGTATACTTACCATTGCTAAGCTTCCGTAGATGCTTAGGGTAGGCAATATCTCCGATAGCACGATACAACAATTTGTTGCGAGGTCGTGCTCGTTGTACAGCTACGCCATGCCACATAACGAGCGAGTGAGTAACTACCTTGCCGTTGATCATAAGATCCTTACGGCACTTGTGTGGTACTTGAGGTGACAGCTTAGGCTCACCATTCTCTACACGAAAGCGTGTAGTAGGCGAAGCAAACGCTACCTTCTCATTGATACGCTTGGCAGTCCTGCGGTCAGATGCCATGACACGATGAGCATCATTGCAATCGAACCAACGAGTAAACTTACTCGGACGCTTGGGCACAGCAACAGCCTTGGTTGGAGGACGATGCTTCTGAGGCTTAAACCTATTCTTACTCCGTTTAAGCCTACGACGAGCAATCGCCTCAGGTGATCTTCGTGTTGCCATAAAGGTGGATGCGTAGCTTTGCTCGCAAGGATGCTACGCAGTGCCGTCAGGCAGAAGCTAACTCAGGCAGTGCAGAGATTGCTTTGCCGTCGTCAAGAATACCTGTGTTACCCAGATCAGTTAGGATGTTGTCCATAGCCTCAGTCTTTACGGGCAGAAGGTAGTTGGCATCTAAGCCATGCTCACCCTTAGTCCACTCGAAGTCACGAGGCACATCAGTAATTACTGAGTTCTCGTGCTCGACTACAGCCTTGAACATACGCTGAGTGTGTGGGCAGTTTTGTATACGCTCCTGACGAGCGACTACAGCCTTCGTGACAGCCTCTTTGACTGAGTCACGATTGCGTACCCACTGAGGTACTTTGCCCAGGAAGGACACAGCAACTCGCTCCTTGTCATCCTTTTTGACAATCAAATCTACCGCACGAGCAATAAGCCCGCCACGATCTACAAGCTTGCCTGTCTCACCATCGTACTGAGGTGGACGCACAAGATGATCAAGCACATCACTACGGATGTCCCAGCGTTCAGCTAACTTGACAGCTTCTTCAGCCGACTCGACTTCAGCAAATGTGCCGTTGCCACGAACTGCATTGAGTTTTTCCTTGGCAGTTTTAAGTGCCAGTTCTTCCTCAGCAGTATGAGGCACAACGATGGAATCGAAAGCATGAACGCTACGATTCATACCACCGCTGTAGTTAACGGCAGGTGATGACCACTGATCTACAGCATCGTCATCTACTGCAGCCCGAAGGCTACCGATAGCTTCTAGGGTATGGTTAGTGTTGGCTAGGCTTGCACCTAGCGATAAGCTAGTACCTAATGATACTAGTCCGTCGATGTTATTATCTATTGACATAAGATCGACAACACGAAACCCAAGGCACGAGGTGGCTCACTAGAGTATTGCGTGGATGACATCGACAAGCCGTGCACGAATCCGTATCCGTACATTAGTTGGCAATTACAATATAGAGTTAGTCCGTTGCATCAGACACAATACTCTAGAGAACCACCTCGCAGTGCATTCTGTTAATTTATTATAGTGGTTTGACAGCCTTCCACTCTGTCTCACCCATAGATATGGGAATCAGACGCATTTTCCACAAGATCAACAAGCTAATAGGAAACACAACTTGGATTGGAATGGTACTCGGACATTACTCGTTTACGCACCGTGCTATAGTATCTCGTTCCTTGACATTACAAGGGCTAGGGTTCTCGCTCCGATGTCATGCCGATCAAATCCTCACCTCATAATTGGATTAGCTTTATATCCTTCCACTCAATCCCGAGGGCGATTACTCTTTAAAAGCTTATCGCAATGGACTTTCTACTCTGTAACCCGACTCCCATTTAGGTAAGTATTAATCCCTGATTACATAGCGCCATCTAGACTTGGACATGGCATCGTACCTAGCGTACTAATTGACTACTAGCAGGCAGACTGTTACATTTTTGATCGATCGCTCGACTCGCAGAGCAGTTTGAAACTACTTGACTAGGACTTGGTTTTTAGACTGCTAACATCTCGCAGTGAAATCTATAGGTAATCGATAGGCGTTTGGGTTGTGTCAGTGATTGACTAGGTGATTGTTGAATTGTTCATACCTTAGTGGACACGCCAACCTATCGATGGTGTTGTATATAAGGGATTTAGGAAAGCAGTGTTACCTAAAACATATTAGGTAACAGGGGGGGCAAAGGGGGAATCGCCTTCGTGCAAATCAACATAAT